TATAACAAATGCACTAAAAGGTTGCAGCGGCATACCGTGGGTTCTATGTGCCGCACGGTTGTTATTCCGCAAGAAACCGGCTGGAACATCGAAACGCGGCAGTTCTTTTTGCACAAGCCCAACTTGAAACTTCCGGCGGTGCGAATTTCTGGCGCAAAAGTCCGGTACTTTAAAAGCAGCCGGCTGCGCGATGATTATGCATTGCCAGAAACCAGCTCTGAATTTTTCTTTATTTTAGCGGCAATGAACCAGTACCCAAAAGAATTGCTGACTGGATACACAGAGTTAGTGGCGGCATACTTACATGCAAGTCATGATATGAGATTGTTGTCGGGTACAGGTTTATGCCGCAAAACTGGCCGGTCGTTGGGCGGGTATTTCAAAAAGAAAGACGCTGATGCCAAAGCAGCCAGAAAAGCCAAAAAAGCGCTTGCGGCACTACCGGCAGTTTCTGACGTACTCTGACGAACTATTGCGGTTCAGAGTTTACGCTGTTTGTCAGCATCTGTTTGCCGGCGACGTTAGTCGTTTTGCGAAACAGTTCAATCTGCGCCTGAAACGGGCGCGTCAGATTTTTGACGGTGACACCACAGTCACGGTCAAAGTTGTCGCGGAGATTCTGACTAACTCGTCAGTCCGCGCAGATTGGCTGTTGTGGGGCAACGGCTCCATGCTCGACTACGGCGACACATCAGATCCAAAACCGGGCACGCTTGTATTGCCAGATAAAATACACAGCGCTTTTCCTGTATTTAATACGATGCACTCGCATCCCGCCGCAAAGGAGTTTGAGGTGGCGCAATTTATTCCGCTGACAATGCCGCGTAAAAAGAATGACAGTGTTGTAAATAAATACACGGAGGTTGCAGCGGCTATTCATCGCTGCTGTAGCCACGACATGCCGGTATTGTTTTTTATTGGCCCGGACGCCATTGCAGCTGGGGCGGGTTTGCTTGTTGGAACAATGCTGCAAAAAAAGTACGTCAAAGCTGTAGCAACAACCGGCAGTGGTTTGGCTGAAGATTTTGCCGCGGCAGCTGCCACGGTTGATTTAAATCGAATTGCCCAGTTAGCGGCGCAGCAAGGCATAGGGTACGGCGAAGCAGTTGGGCGCTGGGGGTTTGACCCGAAACACAGCCAGCGTGGCCGTAGTTTGTTTTACGCAGCGCACTCGCTTGGTGTGCCGGCAACGGTGCATGTCGAAATCGGCGAGCTGCCGAATCATCTGCACCCGGTAGCCCGTGGCGCAGAGATTGGTGCGGCTGTCGGCGCCGCAACGTACGCTGATTTTCTTATTTTTACCGAACTCGTGAACACTATGCGTGCGCGGGGTGGCGGGTTAGTCATAGCCACTGGCGACGTTATTCGGCGCAGTAGCGTATTGCTGCGGCAAGCAGCTAATGCTGGAACAGGCGACGCGTCGGTACCAGACGTCACGTTTGTTTCGATTGATTCCCGGGCCCAGCAGTATTCAGACAACGAATGCGAAGATTTGCGGTTGCTTAGCGCTAAAAAGCATATTTTGCCCGGACTGTACCGCGGCACTGTTTACAACTTAATCAACGCATGCGACGCAATATTTAGCGGAAAAACATTTTATGACATCGAACAAAGTTGATTTGACCACACTCCTTGATAAGTTTCCCAAGACAACTACGACAAAAGACAAACTGCGTGCAACAGCTGCGCTACTAGAGACATTCCGCATATTCAGCCAGCTGGGTGACAACATGCTGTATAGCGTGTTGGAGTACATAGCCGAGTCGGCTATGAATATCGAGTGGCAAAACGTTGATTTTTCGTTCACCAAGAAGCTGTTGGCGTACAAAGATCCAAACGTAGCGCTAGAAGCTTTGGTGGTATTTTCTGAGCTGGTTGAGAGCGATCCGGCGCACGCCTCTGACGTGCTGCTCGATAGTATTCTGGACGAGGTCGCGTCGCGTAAAGCGCCTGTCGCGGCCAAACCAGCACCGCCTGAGATCTACACAGAACGCATGCTTGGCCGAGTTTTTAAGCCGGCTGTGTTTTCCAGCAAGCTAGCTAGCACGTTTGGTGCTGGTTTGGTTACGGTTCGCGGCACGCTGGCCTCTGGCGAGCCCGGGCCGGCGTTGCGCGGTTTAGCGTTTGATAGCGGGATCAGCGTATGGTCCACGATTCTCGAAACTGGCGAGTATGTGTCGATTCCCAAGAATGACGCGGCATTTACGCTCAAGGTCACAGAAGACGCAGACGACTACGCCAATGTGTGCCCGGCGCTGTTGCTATACACATTGCGTGTAGCAGAAGAATTGAAATGGGCCGGCATATTAGCTGAAGAGCTAGAGCAGCAAATTACACAGGGCGGCGCGCTGGGCGTGTATACGCAAATTGTGCATCATGTCAGAGCGGATAAAGAAAACGTCAAATCGCTTGCGCAAGTGCTTGACTACGCTCGCGACAAAGAGCATATTACGGCGCACACGACCGGCCCGCTTGGCGCAACAGTGCGTTTTGCGGTACCAGACACAGACATGACGGTTGTATTGGATGCGTTACCGTCCAAGACCGGGCCCTACGTTGGCGCCCGGCTTATGCGCGGCGAAACCACACTTATGCGGTTGGACCACCCACGATATTTTTCAGCACGCGGCGTGTACTTTTTCCCGCTGCCTCATTGCGCTGTAGCGCTCACTGTGATGTATTAATTTATGGCCACAAACAATTTCGATTTTGGTGGGTTCATCGACGACGATAACCCGGACTTTGAGACGGAGCATGGTTTTGAGGAGTACTTGTCGGTCAAGGCGCTGCTCCAGCTGAAGCTGGGCAAAGTACAGGGCCGGAAGGTCTACGACATGCTCGAAAAGATTGCAAACGAGACTACGGAAGAGAACGGCGGAAGACCCGGGATCTTGTTCAGCGAAGACGGCGGAGAATTCGTCAGCTTTCACGACACAACTACGGATGTCTAAATCGTGTATTTGTTTTTTGACACTGAAACGGGTGGGCTAACACCGCAATACAGTCTGCTCACCGTGTCGGCAATTTTGACCGACAGGCACTTTGATATCATTCGGATCCACGAGTTCGATCCGGGCATGTACGTCAAGGTAAAGCACGCAAATTACACGGTCCACCCAAAAGCCATGGAAGTCAATCAGATTGACTTGTCGGATAACGACGCCAATGGCTTTTCAGTTCAAGAAGCAGCTGAGCTTTTTACGCTGTTCATCAAAGAGGCGCTGACGGTCACTGGCCATCGGCGTCTTGTACCTGCGGGGCACAATGTGCCTTTTGACGTAAAATTCTTGCAGCACTACTTGCTGCCGGAAGAAAAATGGGGTGAGTACTTCACCAATCCAGCACTGGACACCTGCGCATCTGCACGGTTGTTTGCCGCCGCGAACAAGTTTCAGGGCGGTTGCAACCTCGACAATTTACGCAAGGTATTCAATATCGACACTGGCGTATCGCACAACGCTGAGAACGATAACCTTGCATCCATTGCGCTTGCCAAAAAATTTGTGTCGCTGGTGTAGTCAACAGGTCAAAGTTCGTTCACGACGGGCGTGTCGGCGCCCCTGTTCCCGGTCTCCAAAAGCCGCTGCCAATCATTCGGCGGTCCGACACCCAAGTCGCGAGTGGGTTTGTAACTGCGAAGCTGATAGGGGTTTCAAGACGGATCCTAAACCGCGTATCAGAAATCGTATATGCAAGGATGCAGCGCGTTGCCCGATGGTGTAACGGTAGCACAAGAAATTTTGATTTTCTTTGTCTAGGTTCGAATCCTAGTCGGGCATTGGGTCGTTAACTTGTTTTATCTCACTTTTGGAAAGTTGTATGCAAAAACGCAATTTAGTGCATCAAACCTATCGGGCGGCTAAGGAAAAAAATCTGACGGCTACGCAGAAAAAAGATCTGCGTTTAATCGGAGCGCCGCTTCGTAACCATCTGATTAAACATATTTGTCGCATCATGACTGAGTACGCGCCTGAAGTTGGCGTACTCAAAAAGGAAATCGCTGACGACCTCAAAGCGATTAAGGCGTGGAAATTAGACGCAATTACAGACTGGTTTTACGTGTACGACGCGCTCGGATCTAATGGCAATCTTGACGCTGAATTGACTGATTTTTATATGTACGCCGCCTCGCGTTGGTGGTACAACCAGCTTGCACTGTTGCCCAAGCGGCGTAAAAAAATCACACGATAGCGTATAGCCAGCGATAATCACGCAATAACGGTGGAGGCAAGGATGCCTTACTCTGATCCAGAAAAACGCAAGGAAGCGAATCGGCGGTGGTATGAACGCCACCGCGAGGAGCAGATTAACCGTTCGAAGGTTTCAACGTCCAAATTGCGTTTAGAGGTCAGAGCCTATAAAGAATCCAAATCGTGCGTGGATTGCGGCGTGGCGTATCCGTATTACGTTATGGATTTCGACCACGTGCGGGGCGAAAAAACAGCAAACGTTGCTGATATTTTAAACAGAAGCTGTAGCCGCCCCGTGTTGTTTGCAGAAATTGCAAAGTGTGATCTTGTCTGTTCTAACTGTCACCGCGTAAGAACGCACAACCGCCGATCAAAAAACAAGGATGATGTACAAGCATAAAGTTGGTGATACGCTAACGCTACAAATTGGCGACAGGCCGTTGCTGCATCTTACAATTCTTGAGTGCGTTGCGCGCGCCAAAAAACCACATTACAGGGTAGACTGGGCAAAAGCAGGTTATCACGAAATGTTAAACACTATTTCCCTGCCAGAAACAGCGTTTAATCGTCGTGACGCTGCTAAACTGTAGGTAACTTTTTGCGTTGGTGCCGCATGCTTGATCCGCACAACATGTCGACGGTTGAAAAGCATTTCATCCGCGTTTACGTAGCCGCAATGCATCGCGACTACGACATGCTGCAATCGATTTTTCACTTGATGGCACCAACTGAAGCTAATGTCAAATCAGTTGTCACGGCTGCAAGAATGGCGCGCAGTTTGCGTGAAATGCATGCGGAATTTGACAGCACATTGCACGCGCTAGCGGCGGAGCATAAATTCAGGGAAAAACAACTGCCGCCAATTCCAAATCTTGACGATCTTGCCGATTTGTTCACCTTGTCGTTTTTCAAGATCGTCAAAACAACGGGCGCGGGCCAAATCAAAAAAGACGACGGCTGGTTTAGCGGCGAACCGGCGACGTGGGGCAAAACAATAAAAAGCGCGTTTAATCTCAATCACGGCGCACTGCCAGACGTGTTATCGACGTATTTGCAGTCTCTGAAAAAACTGCTGTCGAACGAAACAACGCTTGATATCAAAAACAAGTTTTGGCAACCGCCAAATGACAAAGAAGATTTTGCCGATTATTTTACGCAGTCGCTAGACGGGCAGTATGACGACGAGTTGAATGCGTACGACGACGAAGAAGACGAGGATGATTTCTTAAATTGGTTTTACGGCAACGATACCGACGATGACGAGGACTAGGAGTTATTTGTGTCGACCCCCTTGTTTGTTTTCTGCGCCGACCTTCATCTTGAGGACGGCGCGTGGTCGAGTCGTCCGGGGATCTACGGCGACGCGTACTACAGCTTTGAGCAGATTGTCGATTACTGCATCGCGTGCCGTCTGCCGCTCATACTTGGCGGCGACGTATTAGAGAAGAAAAGCAACTCTGCGCGCCCGATTGCCCGGCTCTTCGAAGGTTTGTCCCGAATGCGGGATGCCGGTGTGCCCGTGTACTACATTCAGGGTAACCACGAGTTCGACCGTAACGCCCCGTGGTTGAGCGCGCATGACTGGCCAATTTACATGCACGAAGCCAGTTTTGATATTAATGGCGTCAAGGTTGCTGGCTTTGACTGGCTGCCCCGCGGCGACATTCAAGACGCGTTTACGCGCGTACCGCAGGATACAGATATCTTGATCACCCATCAGGTCTGGAAAGACTTCATGGGGAATCTCGGCCGCACTGACTGTGAGCTTACAGATGTTTACCACGTGACGACTGTGCTCAATGGTGATTTTCATGTCACCAAAACAGTTACCAGCGCCAACGCGCAAGGAAAAACAGTTACGATGCTGTCTCCCGGCTCGACCTGCATGCAAGACATGAGCGAGAGCCCTGATAAGTTCTTCTTCGTAATTGGCCGTATCCCCACGACTGGTGAGATTGTCTTTACGCCGATTCAGCTTAGGACGCGCAGGTTCCTGAACTACGTTGTCAAAGACCAAGACACGCTAGACTCCCTGTGTGCCGGCCAGCTGCTCAAAGATATCAATGACCAGCTGGACGATACGCTGCCGGCGAACATCAACAAGCCGCTGGTTCGAATCAAGTTCGATAAGCAGCTGCCGGACGCGTATTTACGGCTGATGACAGCGGTAGGCGATTTCGCGAATATTGCGTGTGAAGCAATTAACGAGAAATACAGTACCTCCAAAACAGCGACCCGCGACAGTGCCAAGAACGACTTGCTGGGCGCGCTGGCGGATCTAGTCGGTGAAAATTCAGAGGCGTACAAACTAGCCGCGGCCTTGTTGGTCGCGGAGGATGCGGGTAAAGAGCTTGATGTACAGTTTTCTAAGTACATGACGGGAGAACTTGAAGATGCAGCTCTTGCGGCTGGAAGTGAAGAACTGGGTGCACCACAGGTATCGAGTATGTGAGTTTACTCGCGGGCTCGTTGCTATTCTGGGTGAGAACGGTTCTGGGAAGAGCAGTCTATTTGGCGCGATCCGATGGTTGCTGACGGGCGAGAATCCCAATTACGGCGTGAAAGCGGACAATGTGTCCCAGTACGCCAAAGAGGGTGAGCCGTCGTACGCCACGCTGGAGTTTGAACATAACGGCCATATGGCTGTCGTGACGCGCCATCTGCTCCCCGAGAAGGAGCAGTCGATCCTGACTGTGGACGGCAAAGAAGTTGGCCGCGGTGACAAGTCTGTAACGGCCGGCATTGAGAAACTCTTGGGCGTTGACTCCAAGTTTATCAGCCGGTTTATCATCGTTGGCCAGACGGATATATTTTCGTTTATCGACGACAACCAGACTGACACGGACAAGTTCTTCCAGCGGCTGTTTAACACGGCCAAGGCGGACAAGTGTCAGGACGTGATTGGCAAGGCGCTGGCAAAGATATCAATACCGGAGGTCGTGCAGACGCCGGGTGTGCTTCAGGCGCAGCTAGAGCAGCTGCACCATGACGCAGCGAAGCTAGCGGCGCAGATAGCCAAGCTCCCGACGCTGGATGACTTCCTTACCAGCATGCAGGCCGACCAAGTGACGATTCGGCAGTGGGAGGAACGCGAGAAGGCTGGGCAAGAGCTAGCGAAGCTTGCGCAGCAGGAAGCAGCCGCTCAGGCCCAGCTTGATGCGGCTGTATCCGCCGGCAAGCAGTATGAAGAGGATCTTGTTGCGTTAACCGAAGCGGCTAACGGGCAAGAAGAAGCGTATGCTGCCGCCCGGACGGCGCTAGGGCACTGGGAAAGCTACAAGCATGTGGCCAAGCTGAAAGAAAAGCTTCAGGAGCAGCGGGCGTATATTGCCGGGTTGCGCGAGAAGAACCCGGAACCGCCAAAGCCGGCTGGCGAGACAGCCGAGCAGTTGTACCGGCAGCTAGAAAATAATGAGCGGCAGATCAAAGAAGCTGAGAAGTTTGTCAAGCTGTTTACAGCCGAAGGCATTGCCGAGTGCCCGACGTGTCATACGCCAACGTCACAGCTAACAGCGCAGGTTAAAGAACAGCACGATATTCTGACAAAACTCAGCGGGCAGCACATCTTGCTGGACGCGAGCTGGATGGAAAAGAAGGATGCCGAGCAGGCGCATGCGCAGTGGTTGAAGAAAGAAGAAGAGCTGGCAGGCCAAGAAAAGCGGTTGGATGACTCTGAGCGTGATTTGACTGTTGTTGCGCCGCCGGCAGCGTCTGAAGATGAGCTGCAACAAGCCGTGGGCGACTACGAGCAGTTCCAGCAGGTAAAGCAGGAAATCATGCCTCTGGCACAACAAGCCCGCGAGAACAAAGCCAAACTGGCGGGCGTGCTGTCCGGGTTGCGAGACCGGCGCGAGCAGCTGGAAGAAAGTATCAAAACTGCTGTTGTTACCCAGTCCGACGCGCATTTAGCCCAGACAAACTTGCAGACGCGGCAGCAGCTGTTGAAGAACCGGAACGAGTTGTCAGAGCAGCGCACGCAGCTGATGTTTGAAATGAAGCGTATCGAGGAGCAGCGTGATCTCGCACAGCAGCAAGAGCAGACGGCGGCACAACTGCGTAAATGGACCGGGCTTGCGGAGTCAGCTAGGGAAGCGCTCAAAAACGCCCCGCGGCTTGTAGCGCAGCGAAACCTTCAGCGGCTTGAGTCAGCTATTAATGAGTTGCTACAGATTTTTTGCGTAAATTTTGTTGTAAAGGTGGCTACGGATGGAACACCTACGTTCGTCGCAGAATTCTTTGACGGACGACGGCAAGTCGCTCAGCGTTTATCGATTGGGCAAAAGACCGTCTTGGCTCTTGCGTTTCGCGTCGCCGTCAACGCCATGTTTGCAGAAGAAATCGGATTGCTCGCGCTGGACGAGCCGACTGCTTCTTTGGATCAGCCGCGTATTCAAGCGTTAGCGCCAGTCCTTGAGAAATTGCGTGACTTGTCTACCGCAAAGGGGTTACAGTGTTTGTTAGTCACACACGCGTCGAATTTGTCGCACTTGTTCGAATCTACCATACAACTTGAAGCGCCGGAGCTGCGACATGGTCAACACACCCGATGAAAATATCATTAAACTGTATACCGCCACCGATAAACGGGTGTGGTACTCGGTTGGTATTGGGCCGCCGGTTAATTCTAACCAGTTGGTTGACGAGTTTTTGCTGGCGCCAGTAATTCACGGCACAGGCACTGTTGTGCGCGTTATCGGTATGGCGCAAAACGCAGAGCTTATTAGCGCGCTGTATTTAAAGCGCAATAATAAGGAGTTGCGCTCGGTAGAAATTGCCGGGCCCAATATTCTGCACGAAGCGGCTGAATTGCATGAGCCCAGTATTGTGCTGTCACGCATGCGCAGCGTGGATATCGCGGCAGCAGCCGGCGGGTGGCACACGTTGTCGTTGCACGATTATCCGACGTACGCCATGCTGGCGCGAATGTTGCGCAATCAGTTCATTTTCGATGATGCCGCGGAAACGTACTTTCACATTCACCCAGCGCGCAAAGCATTGTTGTTTATACCTACGGTGGCGGAGCCAGACGCAGCCAAGTTGCTAACAACGATAATTGATCCGCGCTGGTACGTAGATCGCCGTTCGCCTGATCGCGCGGCAAAACTGGAGCTATATCTGGGGCTTACGCCGCAAACACAGGCGCGTGTGTCGCAACCGGCGTGTCTTGTAACAAAGGCCCGAGAGTTTCGTTGTCAGACGGTGTTGTCTACGTGGAAAACGCAACTGCCAGAGGCCGTGGACGCGCAGGCGCCAGCGAACTTTCTGTATCGTGTGTATAACGCCGCTGGGGGCGGGGCCAAAGGTGATTTGCGCGCGTCGCAAGCGTTTATAAGATATCTGCGGTATAACTGGCTGGCCGCGTTGGAGACACGCGCTGGTGTAAAAGACGGCCTATTTGTACCGAACATGTTTTTTAAAACACCGGCAGAATGCGCAGCGTACGACGAGCACATGAGTAAAAAATAGTGTAGTATGCGAGAAATCACGGTTACTCTGCGTTTCAACCGCGTATGTATGGGCGCGGCAAAAAAACGTAAACACGGACAGGTTATTTTCTGCTTTGATCGCGACCCCAGTCAGCGCGTGATGTTTTTGCCTTCAGCGTGGCTGTCGTGCATGCGGTACGCGGCAAAGATTGCGAATAAGCATCACGCTGAAGTCAAAAAAATTGACTGGTGTCCGGTAGTAGTCGGCGAGCCACGCAATGACTGGCGGCGGACCGTGGTGCAGCCGCAGGGCGAAAACACGCGTAGTCATTTTGCGCTCCACGAAGCTTTTCGGCCCGGCGACACGGTGGTCTTGTCTGCTGTCTTGCCGGATGAGATACCATTAGCGGACTTTGTGCACTTGCTGACGCTCGTTGGCAAGTATCGCGGGTTTTCCCCGTTCAATAACGCGCAGGAAAAGTATGGGACATTTGAAGTCATTTCAGTCGAACCAGTCGCCGGGCCCGGGGACGACAACTAGCATGGCCCCGCAACCTGTAGTAATTAATCGTGCCGGCAATGTATTAACGCTGACGGGGCCAGCTAACGCACCTTTACCTGACGAGCTGGTTAAAAAGCTTACACACGATTTGCGCTATTCGCATATCGAGCAGGTGCACGGGCAAGCGCGTAGAGATCCGATCACGGGCCAGCGCATGTTTTTTCAGACGAAAGAGTACAAACTGTTTCGTGTTGAAAATGGTCACGTGATTGTGCTGAGCGGTTACTTGGCACGCATGGTAAACAGATTGCGCAAACTTGGTTGCCAAACGTCGTTGCGTGAAAACACAGTCGAACGCAAGCGGCCGAACTGCTATGTGCCGCAATGGGAGAATCTTGCCGGCCGAATTGAATTTCGACCGCGGCAGGAAGAATGTTTACAGACGATTGCTCGCGCCCCGTGCGGAATTATCAAAGCCGTCACCGGTTTCGGTAAGACGACTTTGATTGGGGCAGCAGCGCTTTTGTTTCCTGAAGCCAAAATCCACGTTGTTACAAAGAGCGTAGACGTAGCCGAGCGTATTGTACGCAGCCTTAAACGGCTGCTGCCGAAGGTCGGTCGCGTAGGCGACGGATGGAAGCAGTGGGAACGCGTCACGGTGATTACCGCTGGCAGTTTGGCGCACTCCGATGGCGACGCAGACTTTCTGTTTGCTGACGAAGTGCATCAGCTGGCCACGGTCAATTTTTCGACAGCGTTGGCTGCGCGGTATAGGCACAGTAGGAACTATGGCATGAGCGCCACACCCTACGCGCGTATGGACAACGCCCATGCCGTGCTTGAGCCGCTGTTTGGCCCAATGGTGTTTGAGCTGACCTACCAGAACGCTGTGGATCTTGGGCTGGTCGTGCCGGTCAAGGTGAATTGGCTGCCTATGCGGCTGCGTTCGAACCCAGCGGAGCGCTACGGCAACCGTGTCGCGAGAAAACGATACGGCATCTGGACAAACCGTGAGCGAAACGGCATCATAGCCGACGCGGTGCGCGAGTACCCTGAATCGCATCAGATTCTGATACTTGTAGAAACGATTGAGCACGCGGTGCACCTTGGCTCGTTGTTGCCTGAATTCAGTCTTGTATACGGCAACATGGCGCCTTACGACTGCTCGGCGTACAGAAAGAAGAAACTCTTACCGGAGGACTACAAGCCGTTAAATGAGTTTCAGAAACATGATATGCGGTCTGCGTTTGAGGCCGGCACATTAAAACGTGTAATTGCTACGGACGTGTGGGCAACCGGCGTGGACTTTGAGCAGTTAAGCGTGCTGGTTCGCGCTGATGACCGAGATAGCGATATCGTAGACGTGCAGGGTCCGGGGCGCGTGAGTCGTATTTACACAGCGCCGGACGGAACACGTAAAGAGTTTGGCGAAGTTTTGGATTGCATGGACACATTCGACCCGACTTTTTACCGCAAGAGTTTGGGTCGGCGCAACAGCTATAAACTCCTTGGATGGGAACAAAATTGGCATGACGCACAACGCAGTTGGCGCAATAGCGGAGGCGGTGGAGCCACATGATGCGTTGCTAGCGCATGATTGGCACACCCAGCTGAATACGGAACAACTTGCCGCGTACATGCGGTATCAGTTTATTTATTTAAACGAGGCCGCGGTTGATTGGGATGCCCGGGCGCACACGTTAAGACGGCCAGCGTGGGACGGCGGGAAAGATAACTTTGGCGTACGGCATTCGTCTGTGTGGGCCAAAGCAGCCAGAGCCGTCGAGATGGTGAGCGCAAATCCCGGAATGTGGGTGTACGCTCACTTCTCTCCGGCAGCAGAAATCACGCTTGCCGGCGGGCTCGACAAAATGCCGACGATGCGGCCTTCCATGTTATACGGCGGCTCATCGCAAAAAATATACAACCTGTACTGCGCGGAAGCGCCCCGAACGATTGCTCATAAAGCAACTGTGGCCGGGCATACGATCAATTCGCGGTACAAAAGCACGAACGTGTTCAAGTTCTCGAAAGAGGACCAGACGCTCTACGTGCTCTGCGACGAGAGCTACGTGTCCGCGCCGCCGTTTTTTCGGCACGCGTGGGCCGCCGCCGCCAACTGCGACAGCGCGATTGAGCGCTATCTGTGGCGCGCGTCGTTAGATTATGAGGCTAATCAGCCGCTATACGATCAAGTTATTAAAGATGAGGACACAGCATGGTGGGTCACAGATGAATTACGCGCCGCTGTCCGCCTAATTCGTGAGCATTGGAGGACTTACAATGGCTAGTGGCGACGGAGCGCGCGAAACACAAAATCATCATGATGATGTTCTGACTTATGCCGAAATCAAAGAGATGGTTCGCGGATTCCTGTGTAATCCCGGATTGCTGAAAGATGCCCAAAACGTTGGTGTGGCGCCAACGCATTTTTTAGGCGGCGGCAAAGAATCGCCGTTTATCTATTTGTATGCCGCGGCTGTCGGGCTGTACCAGCGGCATGGCGCAGTAAATGAAATAGCGCTCGTGACGCAGTTACGGGCATGGTACGCGAATGACGCGATTCCGACGATGCGCGCTGAGGAGCTGGAAGAGCTGGTTGCGTTTATCGCAGACTCTTTTGCGGCGCCAGCGCTTGAGAATGCAGCAAAACGAGCGGAGCGGCAATATCAGGAAACAATTCTGCGGCGTTTTGTAAATGTCCGCATCCTGAAGCACGAGCTGCAGCACACAGTTAATTCGGCCAGAGATACGGTTGTCGTTGATTTCGAAGCCCGGCTGCAGGACTTCGCAAAGAAAGCTAAGTCGATCCAGTATTTGGGTCGCGAGATTGTCAATGCCGCCCACGCGCCCGAGTTTGGCGCCGAAATCGCACTGGCGCCGCCGCCCGAACCGACCACGATTCCGTGGATTGACCAGTATCTTGGCGGATTTCGCAAAGGCGACCTGATTGGCATCTTGGGTCCGTTCGAGGGCGGCAAGACGACAATGATGGCATCTGCGGCGGTGCGAATGGCCCAGCAGTTTTTCGTTCGCGGAGAAAACAAACTCTCTGTGTATATCTGCTACGAAGACGGCGCAGAGAAGATGAACGGTTTATTCTGGTCTGCAGCGTCGCATATCGACCGGAATCTGTTCACGCAGAATGCCCGGTTTTGGGAGCATTTTTCTACGCGTGACACGCTGAAGCCGTACGAGCGCGAATTGCCCGAGAACCGTAACGGCGAGATCATGCTGTGTGAGCGGGATCGGTGGAACGCCATGCTGGAGTGGTTCAATCAGCATTTCTTGTTTCTGGACTTTTCTAAGAACATCGAGACTGGTAACCACGGTGACGGCGGTGTCCCCGAGATTGCCGCTGTGATCGAGAAGGTGGCAGAAACGCGCAACATGGATATTGGCGCTGTGTTTGTTGACCATGCGAGCATTTTGGTAGAGCGCGAGTTGGCAAACGATAAGCGCGGGCGGTATGTAGAGAACCTCGCACGGCCAATCAAGAACGTGCCCGACGATCTGCGGACTCAGATAGCGGTGCCGTACGGCGCTACTGTTATGCTAGCCCATCAGTTGGCCGGCGCGGATATTAAGAGCAAGCCGGCGTACAAGTACACCGGGCATCTTGACGCGGCCGGTTCAAAGTCGTTTGCTGAGAATGTTCACGCGTGTCTGTGCATCAATACGCGCGATCAGGAAACAAAAGTTTCAACGATTCACTACTCTAAGATTCGGGCTTACGTGCCTGTCAGCCGCCGCGGACTTGTCCGCATGGACGACAACATCGTAGACGTGCATCTGGTGAATGAAGAATACACAGCGTCTGAAACAGCCAGAAAGATTCTGCGGCGCGGTGATATTGCGCCCGTGGCTCCCACAGCAGCGAGAGAGCCCCGCCGGCGTATTATGCCGGTAGATCGATTTGCTGAAGACAACGGTCTTGCCTGAAAGGAGTTTGTATGACGATGGCTGCGCCCGAGGCACCAACAATTAATCCGATGAATCCGCTCCTGTATTCTTTGCTTGAGCACAGGTTTGGTTCCGTGCTGATTGCAAATGCAGGAGCGTCGGCGCAAGTGCAGCGCTTCAACGATCCGCTGCGCCCCGGCAAGTTCATTAAGCGGGCGCAGAGCTGGGGCGAGTATTACCGCGTGTGTTGCCCGTTTTGCAAGGAAGATCGCCACCGGCTGTGGATTAACCACACGTACGGGGCGGACTTCATTGACGGGCGCCGCATGGATACGCACTTGGCCGTTTGCTACAACGACGGGTGCCTGAAACAAGAGGGGCGGCTAGAGCAGCTGTCTGACTTGATTTTTGGCGGCGGCCGGCAGCTGCAGACGAGCGCTGCGATCCGACCGCCCACGACTGATTATGTTATCAAAGACGTTGAGCCGCCGGGCGAAATCGTCCGCATTGACACGCTGCCCGACTACCATCCGGCGGTTGAGTATCTGGTATCGCGCAACTTCGATATCAAAGAGCTGGCCGAGCGGTTTGACATCGGCGTGTGCGTAAATCCTTCGTACTCGTCTTACGGGCTTATGAAGGGGCGGATTTATATTCCAGCTCGCATGGACAACAAGCTTGTGGCGTGGCAGGGCCGCATCGTCGGAAATCGCACGGTGGCGGTTAAATACTACACGCAGGGCCGGAAAAGCCAGATGCTCTACAACTATGACGTGGCGCGTGAGCAGCCCGTCGTGATTCTGGTCGAGGGCGCGCCGAGCGTGTGGCGGATGTGGCCGGCGGCTGTCTGCTGCTTTGGGAAATCTTTATCCTTGTGGCAGGAGACGGCATTGGCTACAACGTGGGCAGACAAGCCTGTGTTCATCGTGCTCGACAATGACGCACAGGAAGAGCTGGAGAAAACTACTCAAAAGCTCTGCGCCCGGAATATGAACGTTGTGCCGGTGATTCTGCCGGATGCGCGTGATCCGGCGGATTATACACGCCCAGAATTGTTTGCGCTGTTATCAGCCGCGGCTGCCGCGGTGGATGTGGCAGCTGATTTGTCCTTTTTACAGTGAGGTCGTATGTCGTCTGAGGTAGCGTTGACGCACCGGCTGACCCGGGCGCTCTACGACGAGACGGGGGATGCGCTGACGGAAGAAATGTTTCGGTTTGTCGATCTGACGGCACCCGGCATGCCCCCAGCGGGCGCTGATTTTATTGCGCACGCCAACGACATGGGCGACGCAATTGACGTCAATGAGGTTAAAAAGAAAAAAGTCATTCCGGTAGGGGAACAGTTAATCAAGCTTTATAGGGACGCGCTCTACCATCCGCTGTTTCCTATGCCCGTGATGCTCAAGACAAAGCAGGTGGAAGCGCAGTTTCTTCCGGGGCACATATGGGGTGACACGACGGAAGATTTTTTAGAGCCGATTTCGCGCTTTGGCCCGCGTCGAAAAGCCAAAGTGATGGTGATTGGCAAGATCCCGGGCACGTTTGAGTTTAATAATCAAAATTACGTCGGCAGTACTGGCATGCTGCTGCTCGCGGAAACACTGCGCGAAGCAGGCGTCCCGCACGAAACTTATCGCGATTGGTATGTAACTTCGGCGTGTAAGTTCTCAGCGGGCACAGAAGAGATTACAGCTGTTCCGGCGGCGTGGATTAAAGATTGCGCTATTTTGCTTGAGCAGGAAATTCGACTCGTTGAACCTGACTACATTTTGTGCCTTGGTAACGACGCGGCCAAAGCGGTTATGCGTACGGCAGGCAACGTAACGGGACTGGCTGGTCGTGTATTACCGCTGGCTGCTTTTGACGCCGACGGCAATAAACGCGAAATCAAAGTCATGTCGGTTATGCATCCGGCTTATGTGGTTCGCAAACCAGAAGCGACCGGTGACTTTAATGGGCAAATCGGTCGGTTCAAGGCGATGCTGGACGACCAGATTTACACAGAAGAACAGGTCGACCACGCCGATATTTACACTGAAGCCGCGCTGGTCGAGCTGGTTGACGATATGCTGGCTGATCCAGATCCAAACGCAAATATTATCGCGGTGGACTGTGAGTGGCACGGCGAGTATCCGACAGAGGCCGGCGCGTATCTGCGGACTGTGCAGGTGTCGAACAAGGACAAATGGGCTCGGACCATTGTCTTACGGCATCAGGGCGGCGCGATTGCATTTAAGCCGGGGCTTGAGGTTGTTCAGCGCGAGCTACTGCGGTTGCTCAAGAGCACGCCAGAACGCCATGTGCGGGTTGGCGGGCACTTTCTCCGGGCTGACCTTCCGTGGTTAATTGCATTTGGCGTAGATTGCCGAGATGAATATGCGCCGGCAAATGACCCAGATGACAGACTTCACGGCGGCTGGGACACGAGCTTGATGTACCATGCGGTTAACGAGTGTGCCCGCTATGGCCTTGACGAATGTTCTATGAAGTTCACGACAGCGCCCACATATTGGGAGCCGCTGGATAAGTGGAAAAAGAAGTACCGGGCGGAAAATAAGCTTAAAGCCGGGGAAGTCGGCGGTTACGGCGAATGTCCGGCCCACGTGCTTCATCCGTACGCGTCTTATGACGCTGACGTGACTCGCAGAATCGCCATGAAGTTTTATGGCACTAACGGGGCAGATGGTTTGTTGCGTCACGACATGTACGGGCACGATTGCTGGATGCCGTATTGGACAGCGCATAACGCATCGCTGGCGTTTCTAGAGATGGAAATGACCGGCATGGTTATTGATAGAAATAGGGCCGACGAGCTAACAACGCTGTTTATGCACACGCAGGACCGGTTGTTAGCTGAGATTCGGGCAGAGCTGAACTGGCCGGCGTTTAACCCCAAGTCGCAGCCACAGCTTTCTATTGCGTTGTTTGGGCGCACGTTTGCTAATCGGTACACCAATGCTCCGGTTGTCCCTGAAGACGCGCGGCTGCTCAATCTTCGGCCGATTAAGACAACAGGTAAACGGCCTGTGTTGTGGAACGAGATGGGCTGGCGCGGAATTAACCAAGATACGGCAACGCCCAGCACAGACAAGGAAAGTCTCGGTATTCTGGGCCACGACAACGCGACAGCAGCAAAGATTCGCGATTATAAGTTCGCGAGTCAGGTGCTACAGTCGGTATTACGCAAACCGTCTGAAAACGAGGACGGTGATTTTGAAACAGACGAAAACGGAAATTTCGCTTATGAAAAAGGGCTCGTTGGGTGCGTTCATTCCGACGGCAAGGTTCGCACACATTTATTCCAGACGAAAGAAACCGGCCGCGCCTCTAGTTCCCGTCCGCCTTTGCAAAATCTCAGTAGCCGCCGAGAAGACGACTACAAAAGAATAATTGGCAAGGAACACTACAAACATCCTGTACGGTCGATTCTTCGTGTGCCCGAGGGTCATGTCGGAATTGAGACGGACTTGACTGGCGCTGAGCTGGCGGTGCTGGCGTGGCTGTCGCAGGATAAAGATATGATTGAGCACGTCCGGCGAAATCTTCTGCCGGAGAACCATCCCGACCACTACGACATCCACAGTCAGCAGGCGGTTAAGACGTTCAATCTCCAAGGCGTTGAACCTACAAAAAGCGGGCTGGTTGCGGCGGGCAAGAAGGGCCTACGTATTGCGGCCAAAAACGTGAACTTTGGTATTCCGTATGGCCGCGGCCCGGAAGCCATCGCCCGGCAGTGCAAAGAAGAGGGCGTTGACGTTACTGCTGATGACTGCCAGCGCATGATCGACGCCTACTTCAAAGCCTACCCCGGCACGAAAGAGTTTCTGGCTGAGTGCCGATCGCGGTCGCAGGACCCCGGCTGGATTGTCGGCCCGTACGGGCGGTTTCGGCGGTTCGTGTCGTCTAGTGAGCGGTCTGTCCGCGGTGAACAAGAACGGCAGGCACAGAACTTCCCGATTCAAGGCGGGGTAGCCGATGCTGTGTCTATCGCTTTAGCGAATTTTTGTCAGTACCGGAATGATAACCCGGACATTGATTACAAGATCGCGCTGCAGATTCACGACGCCATTGTGCTGATAGTGCCTTTTGAGCACGCTGAACGTGTTTATAAATCCGTAATTCCCAAGTGCATGGTTGACGACGTTGAATTCTGGCCGCGGAGGTTGGACGGCACTCTGATCAAGGGCGCTGGTCCGTACCACTTTGGCATGGACAGAGACGTTTTTGTGCATTGGGGGGAGAAGCTAAAGCCTGATGCCGCAAAGGCTTTGGGCATGGAGTGGATTTTTTCTGAGTAGGTCTGGACTTTCCATTTCTGACTGCTACACTGCGGTCAGATAACACAGGGCAATAGGGCCCTCAATTACAAAGAAAGAGAAGGTTGATATGCCTCGCTATAACGCGGCAAATTTGGCTGCGCTGGATCCTGATTACCGCAAAGCCAACAACATTGGCACGGGCGGTTCAAATAACAAATCCCGCTACGCGTACGGCAAGCAGAATAACATTCTGATTGCATCTGGCGGCGAGCTGATGGCAAACGGTCTTTGCCTGCGGCTTCTTCCCATGTACGAAGAGAGCAACGGCGGAGATCGGCAGTTTGCCAATTTCCGTGAAGGTCGTGACAACGTTGCGTACGGCGACTGGCAGCGGCTTGTGACTTGTGCGCACTGGGTCGGTAATCCGGGTATCTGTTTCATCGTCCACGATGGCAACCCAGACCTGAATCTGTACGAAAGCCCGCTGCATGTTCTGCGTAAGGTGGCTTACGACAATTCCAAGGACAACCCGCATCCGACGCTTGGCAGGCTGTTCAGCGAGCTTTTGTCGCGGGAGTTTGTTCGGAACTCTCACATTGGTTCGCTCAAGAAACCCGAGAAGACGTTGCTCGTTTCGGCAAGTGTCGTGTTCGTTGATGAGCACGGAAAGATCACGCTGGGTGCGTTCTCGGACGATAATAAGCGGAACGCCCGTATCATCGGCTTGAAGACCAGCGCGGGTGAAGCCATGCTGTCGGCACTCAAGGTGCGCGACGAAAGCACTGGCGAACACCTGAGCGGTGACATGTTGTCTTTCGGGGCGGCAAAGCTGTTTACGATTCTTCCTGAGTCGTTTAAGAGCGGCAGCCCGAATCTGGCGGCGACTGGCCCGGAAGGCGTAGCTGCGTTTCAGTGCCCGAAGTTTGCCCGTGGTCCTGCGGCGGCCAAATATGTCGTGGGGTACCCGAATTCGCGTAGTGAATACACGCATTTCGGTATTCTTCACGACACGTTTAACGGGCAGGAAATCTCCCTTGAGCCGTATGCCGACCGCATTGTGGCGGAGACTGGCTCGTGGGACGATTATCTGCGCCTGCCGACGTACGAAGAGCAAGCTGAAATGCTGGCGCCGGTGTTCCCGCGGGAAGCATTGGACTTCGCGTGGCGTGAGTACCCGGAGTACATGCGCGCGCTGCCCAAGGGTACGGCGACGTTCTCTGGGGCTAGCGTTGCTGTAGAGGAGTTGGATGAGACTCACTACAAGTCGACGGTAACACGGCAGCCGGCCCCGGTTGTAAAGCCGGCGTCTGTGCGGGCTCCGGCCAGCATGGACCCGCCTGCGCCGTGGGATCCGCCGGCGGCTGAAATCTCGGCAGAGGAAGAGGCCGGGGTTGCTAACATGTTTTCTGACGTTGCGGACATCCCTCCGCCTGTTGTCGCTCCGCAAGCTGCGCCCGCTGTTAAGCGGGATTCTGCGGACATTCTCGCCAAGGCGCGCGCTCGCGCTGCTGGCAAGAAGTAGTTGATCTCCTCGTCGCGGGGCCCACTTCCTGCATAACTGTCGCAAGCAGTTATGAGGGCCCCGCGGCGAGGTCTCTTCTTTTTTCATTCTTTTTGTACCCCCACACGTAAGGACAGCGAAAGTTATGGTCAATTCGAATGCGGTTGTGCCGGCAATGCCGAAGGCTGAAAAGCCGTTCACCGTTCGTTGCAAGTTTAATAAGGAGGTCGAGTACACGTTCAAGAATCTGCCGCGTACGGCGAACGATGAAATTCTGCAGACGGCATCGTTGTCGTTGGAGCAGATGCTGGCGCTTTATCAGCAGGCCGAGATCAATATCGCCACGACAGATGACTATTGCCGCCGGGAAAACATCGCGCCCGACGGCAGGGCAGTTATGGCGGTGCCGACGACCGCTATGACGTTGGACGAGGAGTGGTGCCGCAACAAGCGTTGCGATTACCCACACGTTGCGGAAATGGTTTGTTTTCCTGTCCGAAAGGCGCGGCGCATGCCGCTGATTACGATTCGTAAAGTAGTCAACGCGCAGGGTGTCGTGACTGCGGTTTTTGCGCGCGTGGCTGACGGCGCACACCGTGTTTTGGCGTCGATTGAAAACGGCGAAGCGGCTGTATTGTGCGAGGTTACGATTGTTGAGGTTGTGGAAGAAGAAGCCACGATCTACTCGACGTGCAATTACAGAACGCGGCCGCACGCGCAGTTAGATATTTACAAGGCCCGTAAGGCGTCAAACGACCCGAAGATCGACGAGATTTTGGAGAGTGTTCGGGCCGTTGGGCTTGAGATGTCTACGGACAGCCGCGGCCGAGCTGCTTATCCGAACATCAAGGTTCCGTATGCGCTTGAGGAGATTTACGACAAGTACGGCAAGGGCGTGCTGGAGCGGGTGCTGTTTCTTGTATCGCAAACTTCTGCACATTGGCGGTGCGCCGAAAGCCTTGGCGGCGACATGCTGCGCGGGTTGGCCATGTTTATCGACAAGTTTGAGGCCGCTGGTTTTGTGAACTCGACTGTTGTCGAGCAGATGTTCAATGACTGCACGCCGAACATCTTGCTTAACACGAAGAACACCGCGCAGACTGTGGAGAAGATGCTTCACGTCACGGTAACTTCTGACGTGTCACAGTATTTCAGGCACTTGTCGTTGTGCACGACGTTCCTGACGACGTACATCAACCGCGTCAAGACTATGACGCGGGACAAGGCGGCTGGCGGTACGCAGTTGAAAGCGATGCTCGAAATCTGGCACGAGAAGAAAATGCCTTCGTTCAAGCGGGATCGTGTTGAGTTCTATCACAACAAGCTCGCCGATCTGGCCCCGGATCTTGCGCATATCTGGGTGATCCCAGAGAGCACTTCTGGGTTCTTCCCGTCGCATATCACAGACAATGCGCGGTCGCTGCGTACGCGGTAACGGTAAATAGTGTTTACCCCGGGCGGTGGCAATGTCGCTACCGCCCGGGGTGGCATGAATTAATATCAAAACAAGAAAGATTGAAATGGGCAGGAAACGTAAGGAAGCAAACGAATCAGTTGATATCCAAGCCCGCAACGGCGAGCACCCGATGTTTACGGAAGTGCTCAAGGCCACAGCGGAGGATAATGATCCGCTGATCGGCCTGCCGCTGCCGTCATTGGCTGCACGATATCTGTTGCAGGCGAATATCTTTCCGCTGAGCCGGTTTACGCAGCTTCGCGGCGAGTTCAGCGCCGGCAAGTCTGCGTTCTTGATTGAGATCATGCGCTGGTTCCACCTGTATGGCGGCGGCGCGATCATGATTGACACAGAGAACAAGGGCAGCCCGACGATGATGTCGGGTATTTTTGGGCACAACCCGCAATACATGGCCCGCACCAAGGTCACGACGGCGGCGAGTGTGGAAGAGTGGCAGAAGAAGTACATGGGCTTCTGCCAAGCTATTCACAAGCAGATTGACGCCGAGAATGCCCCTGACAGGGTTATTCCTATTTGTATTGGCGTGGACTCGATCTCGGCGGTCGAGGTTGACCGGCGCGTCGAGAAGGTGGCTGACGAGGGGCACGCGGCTGCTGGGCATCCTTATCTGGCGCGGAATCTGTCTGACTTCATGCGGACGGCGCTGGTGCCCACGCTGCGGCACTATCCAATCGCGTTGGTAGCCACGAATCATCTCAAGGAGGAAATCAACTCCATGGGATTCGGTCCGCCCAAGAAGTACGCTCCGGGTGGCGCTTCGCTGGACTATTACCCGACGTTGATTCTGGATATGTCCAAGGCTTCGGCTAAGAACATCACTGGCGGGCGGTATGAGGGCCAGTCTGTGCGGATTGCCGCGACCAAGAACAATCTTGGCGCTCCGGGTCGTAAGATCGTTGTTAACCTCATGTGGTACAACGACATTGTTGCCGGCCGGGATGCCAACGGCGAAGAGACGTACAGCAACAAGCAGTACCACTACTGGGATTGGCACACGGCCACGATTCGGTTGCTGATGGATTTGCAGGCCGCGGACAAGAAACCGCAGCCGGGCACGGATCCCAAGCTGCCGGCGCTGCTCAGGCAGGTGTGCGATTTGGAATACAAGCACGGCACCAAGAACTCTGACGTGCCGTTGGTGTTTTCCAATGCGCTGGGTATCTCCAAGCAGGACGCGCTGTCAGAGGTTGAGGCGTCGATGGCGCTGGAGAGCAACAAGAAGGTCATGGGGCTTCTGCACGGCATTCTGGGCGTGAATGACTACCCCGTCTGTGATCCGGCCCGCAAGTTCCGGGAGCAGGTCATGGCCGAGCTGAAGAACAAGGAAATGACGGACATTCCTGAGCTGATGGCTGCGTCGAGCGCTGTCAGCGAGATTATCCCGACCGACTTTGACCCGCTGGGGCAGGTAGATTGATGCCTAAAGCCACGTTGTCATTTACGTTGCCCGAAGAGCAGTCTGAATTTACTGCGGCGGTCGAAGGTCAGGCCGCGAAAATGTTGATTTGGGAAATCGATCAGCATTGCCGCGGGTTGATTAAGCACGGTGATCTGCCAGCGGAGATCGACCGTCACCTGCAAGAAATACGTGACATGATTCGTAACTCGCACGGCATTACGCTTGAGTAACACATGGACCGCGATCAGTTTTTTGGCGAGTTGTTTAACGAGAACAGCGAGAACGCCGACGCTGTCCGGCTTCAACGGCAGCTGGCGTTTGAAGAGCGCATTATCAAGCGCGTTTTCAACGAGTGCGGTATTAAACGGCTGGGGTGGGGTAAGCTGGCGAACGAGTGCCGCGATATGACGGGGCATGACAAGTTGAATTTCAGCTGGTTCAACAGCACGTATACAGATTTTCCCGCGGTGTTGTGCGGGCGGCGAATTCCGAAACTGCATGAGCTTACACTTCAAGATCTATTTAAGAGTCCGGTTACAGGTAAAAACAGGTTGTGTCAGGCAATATCAAAAAACCTTTACCGGCAGGAAGTGGATTCGACGCGCAGTTTTATTTTCGTTTTTCCTGTGGTACGCACCATGTTTTGCGCGCACAATCTCAGCGTAGATGCGAGTGGTTTAACGCGAATCACGTGGAACTTGCAGTTTGAAAAAATGCCCATGACGGTTGAAACAACGGCGACGGTGTTTCAGGCCGTCGGCGCGGAATGGGCGGCATAACACACCGAGCACGGGGTGGCGTGGTGGCATTTGTTTCCAGCAATACCGGCACAAAGAGCATTTTTGCTCCAGTTGCGGCGTTTTCATTTTCAGCTGCGCAGTTTGACGAGTGCCGTAATTTTTTAGCTGCCCGCACGGCTAATACAGAGTGCGTGCCGGTTGTCGACGAAGCGCAACTGGTTATGAACGCTGATGGTCGGCTGGCAGAAAGCGGCTACAGGTATAATTCGCTTGGTTTTAGCGCTCTCGCCACGTCTTTGGCCCACGGTTTAAACCCGTTGTTTAACGAGTTGTCCGGGGAAAATAAACGAGTGGTGGCGGCAGGCGTGGCCGAGTGTGACGTAGCGACGGCGGTCAGCATTTATAACATGGTGCTGCGCGTGCGGTTTGAAGCATTACGTGAGCGTAATTTATTGGTGAACCACAGGGAACAGACAATTGACGGGTTCCTTGGGCTCGACCATAGACTGCTCGACAACAGTGCTTTCTTGGACATCATCTGTAACGAATTGCAGGACAAACAACCAGCGGCTCAGTTTTCTAGGGCGGAAATCATTGGACGCGAGCTGCGGTTGTATTTCATCGACCCGACCTCTCGGCGTAATGATATTTATACCAACCCGCGGCACACGTTTGCAGCGGGCTGGTATTTTTCTAATCGCGAAGACACCGGGTTGGCTGTTCGCGCATCAACGTGCTTATACACAAAATTTGGTGTAGCGGTTACGCCCGCCGGCAGTAACGCGCGTGTGAAGCATACCGGCGCAGATTTGGCCGGCCGCACGCAACTGCTAGTGTCGCGAACGGTTGAAAAGAAAATTGATATGGATCTTGTAGCGCGACAAGTCGCCGCTATGAGCCGTGTGTCGCTCAACTTATCAGATGACAAAGCGACTCTTGACGCGGCCACAAACGCGCTTATGCTGCATTTGTCCCGTTTCAAGGTAGCCCGAGATGACGCGCGGAGCGTGATTAAAAACGCCTCTATGGTCGGCGCGGATCTAGAGCCGCGTGTCGCGTTAGAGGCGTATACAAAAGAAGCGCTGCGGGCGCGCACTGTGTACGACTTGTTTTGTTCGATTTTGCGGTACGCTAAAAATCAGTATCACGTGCAACGGGATGTGCTGCAAGCGGCCGCGATGCAGTTATTGTTACCAGATAGTAAAAAGCAGAAACGCAAATAGGGTTTGTTATTTATTCAGGAGGAACTATGGGGCGGAAGTCAAAAACAGAGTTGGCTATACAGGCTGAACTTGTCGATTCGCGTAATTCGCCGCTATTAACGGCGCAAAACAATCTGACGCCGGCACTGCAAGATGTTGTGTCAGAGATTGATAATTTGTTTGGTGACGTGCAGGTCGCCAGTATGACGGCATTCTGGCGTGTTGGGCGGTTGATCACCGAGGTCCGCGACGACCCAGAGCGCTATTTGACAGCGGAGCAACAGGCGTCGCATGTTGATGGCGCGTCGCTGCTCATGTCAATTTTTGCGCCTGTCTATACGGTCGAGCAGTTGCGCGGTGCTGTAAATTTCTTCGAGAAGTATCCAAGCGAGGGCGAGATTACGCGATTGCTTGGTATGCGTTGTCCAGATCGCCCACGATGGCGCCTGACGACATCGCATGTGCAGCTGTTGGCACAGGTGCCGGATGATAATCAGCGCGCCGTGTTAGAAGAGAAATGCGCTGAGGAGGCGTATACCGCGAGAACACTGGCAACAGAACTGCAAGAAATTCGCGGCAAGCAGAAGAATAGCGGCCGCACGCACAGTGCGCCGAAGGGGCTGAAGCAGCAGGTCTACGATCTGTTGCAGCACCAACGCCGCTTTATTGGGCGCTCGGAAAGTCTGTGGTTGACGGAAAACAAAGACAACATCTATGACGATATTGTCAATGCGTCGCCCACAAAGCTAGATGCGACAGTGCGCGGTTACTTGACTGAAGTTATGGAAAACTTTCAGAAGCTTTCAGATATCGTGTCGGACCACGAGGCTATGTGCGCCAAGGTGCGACAGGAGCTGGAAAGCCGTGAAGACGAAGAAGAGGCGGACGACACCGTGGCGGAGCGTAAGCCGGCCCGTAAAACTCGGTCCGACATCACACGATAGGAAGTTTTTATGTTTTCAGTTCGTAATGTGCCGGTTGTAATCGAGCCGGGTGTCGGAGCGCTTGAAGCGGAATTTACATCTGTTGGCGACACCGGCAACAGAGAATTTCCGGTACAGCTAGGGCGCGTTAATCTTGAAGATACAATTGCGGCGCAGTTGCCGTTTGTGCCATGCACGCAGTTTCCGCATGTCTTCTCGATTTTGCCTGATTTAACCAAGTCAACCGTACTTGTCATTTATGACATGCGAGGTAGACTGTCGATTGTGTATACACGCAGCGCCAAAGAAAAAGCGTGGGAACGAAATGACGTAGCTGAAGAGCACGCAGGTAAAACTGTAACTCAGTTTTCTGTACGGTTTAATTTCAGCTCCACGAAAGATCGTGCCCAATTTTTGGCGCTGACGGATAAATTGGTGCGGCAGGTTAAAGCTAAGGACACGTTAGACAATACTGATGTTGTTCGTGCTTTAACGTTGCTCGGCCGGTCACGCGTTGCGCCGGTAGTATTACCGGTGGCTGTCGACAAGCTGTCGCTTAAAAACGTAGCTTTGTGATTGGCGATTAAACTACATGCCGGATGGAGCCGACGATGGCGGAAGGATCCGCTGACGCCTGTGTGTGCGTACTTTTCTACGGGGCTGACGAGGCCTGCTTTAAGCTGGCGCAGCGGGTGCTAAACGAACCCATGCGGCAGTTAGCGCGGGAGAACGTCGAGTTCCGTTTTGGGTGCAACGCCGTAAGCGCGGCTACGCGCGCGTTTGTACGGGACCAGATAAGCGCGTTCTTCCCGCATGCCGTGCTTGTTGATTCTGCGGTAAACACGCACAAATATCCGATGATGCGGCGGTTGTTTGCGTCTAGGCCGATACGGGCGCCGATTACGATTTGGTTCGACGACGACTCGTGTTTCGCCCCCGATACCGATCCGACAAAGTGGTTGCCACGCGTCAAAAAACAATTAGAATCGCATGCGATGCTGGGGTCTATTTACCGGACACGTTTAACAGGTAAGCAAGCTGACTGGATAAAAGCCCAGCCGTGGTATAACGGCAAAGAGCCGCAAGCGTACGTACAGCACCCGCTGTGTAGCTGGTGGGCGGCGCAGTCTGCTGTGCTCCAGCGGTTCGACTGGCCGCCGCAGAGTTTTAAACACCGTGGCGTAGACACCATGTTTGGCGAACTTTGCCGACAACACGATTTGGCTATATGTCATTTTCGCGACGGCGTGTGGATCAACGCGAACGACGCAGGTTTAGAGTTTGCTGGCTCCAAGCGTGGGCTGCAAGAAGCACCTATTGGATTTGAGTATCAACCGTGAAACTTATTGTCGATCAGATTGATCTGGCTACAACGCGTGCTCGGTGGCCGGCAGGGCAACCGTTTGCGCCGGCGCTAATCAAGTCGAAATCAAAGCTGGATAAAGGGCGCTGGTGCGTTCTTTCCGCCCCGCTTGAGCCGGGTAACGAGCCGGAGTGGGCGTACGCCGAAAGCGACGATTACGTGCGTATTCCGTTGTTTCAGTACACTTTGAACCCGGCAGCCGACTTAGCTCTTGCATTTATGCTGCAGATTGGGCTATCTTGCGCCGGGCATTTGCCCAAATCGGTAACCGACTTTTATGTCGTGACGGGAACGCCCGTAGAGCTTTTGTACGATTCAGATACAGATATCAATACTGGGTTACGGTATTGGTTTGGTTTTGCAGTAGTAACCGCGTAACTTAAAGGAGTAATTATGGCTCGGCCAGCAAAACAGACAGTTGTGGACGCGATTAAAACAGAAAACCCGAATGCGCAACAAATGGTTAATGTGCCATTGCGCCTCGACGCTTCAGCGTTAGCAAAAGCGCTGCAGGCCGCCAACGACCAAACGACCGCGCGCGTAAACGCCGGCGAACTCATCAAAAATTCGGCGATTAAGATTGAAGAGATTTACAAGCGTTTTGACGCGTTGAAGCTTATTGCCAATGAGTTAAACGGCAAACCAATTTCTGATCCGCTGCCTGAAACGGTACAACTCTCCGAGATTGTATTTACGTTTCGTATTGCAAAGGACGGCAATGTAGGTGAGCTGACAACAGCAATCGTTAAAAACGTGGTTTGCGTCGGGGACATTGCTAGTCTTTTGTCAGGCGAACTAGGTTCGCTTATTGTGCAGCTTGAACAAGAAGCTGCCGGGGTCAAGAATATCGCGACGCTTACGGAAGAAACGAGCGGTAAGGCGCGAGCCGCGTGGGAGAAAAACAATCCAGACCGAAAATTTACGACGGTCGGCGCGACGGCATTAAACAATGCCGGCGAGGTGTCACTAGCGGATCAAACCGAGGCGGCGCAAAACAATGACGCAAACCCCGTTTAGTTATTCAAGGGTGCGCGATCGCCGAGATAAGATCTGCTCGCGCGCTTTGCGGCCGTATATCGACGTCAGTGTTGTTGGCGAGACAGTCTATGACATCTGTAAAGATATCATGGCCGAAATGCCGGCAACCGTCGCGGAAACTGCCGTCTATGATTCTGTGCGCGTTTTGGCCGGAACAAAACTAACGCAGTCTGCCGCGGCGGATCTGGCGTGGCGATTAGCGGGCAACGTGGACAAACTGATTGACGGCCAGCCCGTTTTGAAATGGACGCGTCAATTAGACGACGAGATTGTGCCGGTAGTTATTGAAAGCGTGCGCCCGTTTAAACGAAAAACCACGCCGGGTTTCATATTTAGTTGTCGGGCGTTGGCGGGATCGCCGTGCCCTATGGTGTTTACGCAGTTTTTCTCGCGCAGCAGTTGTTCTGCTATTTCTCGCACACTCGGCTTTTCGGCGCCGTGGGGCGCGTACCCTTATTCGACGGCAGCGCATTTTGTAAACCTGTTGTTTTTTGCGCATATCGAGGCGGCCCGCAGCCGAGAGTTTCCTTCGTTTGTGACGGTTAGCGCGAGCAGCAGTATGCTGAAAGTGAACCGCAAGTTAATTGAAGTTCGTTGTCGGGCAAAACCATGCCCGGATCAATTCGAGCACGGCTGTGCTTTTTGTTGGCTAGGTTACGACCAGTGCGAGTTTGCGACGCATCCGAGAACGTACGAAACCCGAGATTGTTCTGCGTGTAACGCAGAAGGTTTTTTCGATCCTGTAGACAATGGCGACGTGTGCGTACGTTGCCGGTATCTTAAAAATCACGTAGAATGCGCCGGCAACGCCGACATGTAAAGGATTTTTATGGGCAGTATTGGTTATCGTCAAAAAGGTGACAGCGGTCCGCTGTATAATCCCGAACGTGATTATGCTTACATCACGCCTACGTTGATGACGCGGGCAATTGAGAATATGGACATTGGCGCCCTTTCGGCAGAAGCCCTAGACTGGTACGCCAAAAACAACATCACAGATGACGACGTAAACAAAATTGCCGAAGCGCTTGCGACAGCCCAGCGCGATTTTGTAAACGCGTCAGACCCTGTGGCTAGTTTTGAGCAGGCTTTGGCGCGCCGGAACTTTGTAGAATTCAGCTATCCGTTGCGGCAGGTATTGTTCGCGGCGATCGGCGAGGTATGCTGTGCCGCTTGGTTCTTGGCTGTGCGTGAAGTCTCAGTGGTAGGCGAGGAGTCGCCGGCGCAGACAAATATGGCGCGGTTTACGTCGACTGTAAAAGAGTTTGCAGCGCGGCACGGCGCGCCGAAATACGACGCGGATTTTGCCGCGGATCATTTGCGCATGCGCAACGACGTATTGCAGACAAGGCTAAATGCGTTATACAAAGAACTTGAAGCCACGCGTGAAAAACTTGCAGCGGCGCTATCGCCGGTAGTTAAAGATGCGCAAGTAAAACCGCTCTGGCACCGGATCCGAGAAGTATTTATGCCTAGCTGCTAGAAAGCACATAATGCCGAAGTACAGGATGTACAAAGACCCGAATCAATTCGGGACAAAATTGGACAAGAAGCCCGCGGACGCTCTTCGATTTCTCGGACTTGATCTTGGCAGCAATTGTGGCGTAGCCGTTTACGACTTTGTAAAAGGCAAAAAACTGCTGCAAGAAAAGTTGCAGTTATTTCAGTGGGATCTTTCCACGCAAGGTCTTGAGTCTGGCGCCGCCCGGTTCGTACGCTTACGCGCTTTCTTGAACACGGTGCAGCCTGACGTCATTGGTTACGAAGACGTTAAATACACGCCACCGCGCGAATTCTTCGTGAACAAGAAATTCGGCATTCCGGCGGTATTGTCGCGTGTCGCCACCGCGTCTGAAGTGCTTGGCGGCATGAAGGTCACGGTAGCGACATGGGCCGAGGAAGAGAATTTGCTGGCGCAAGGTTTTGCTATCAGTACGATTAAAAAGTACGCTACTGGCAACGGCAAAGCCAGTAAAGAAGATATGATTGCGGCGGCAAATAAACTGGGTACAGCGTTTAACGCGGATAAGTACAAATCTACCGGCGTCGATAACGTCGTAGACGCGGCATTTGTTTTATTGTTGCTAATTCAGACTGTTGATCAGGGGTTGCCGAAAGCGAAGTAGCGATCATGCAACGGCCAGACGCGTTTCGTGAAATTGAGGCGGTCACTGGTGCCGATGCGGTCCAGACGCTGTCGCTATCTGATGCGCTTCGGCGGCGTAAGAAACCTGTAGCGTTGTTCACTCCAGCGCTTATGTTCACGCACAGCGATTTTGACAAAGATCCTGTTATTGAATTCGATGCGCGGTTTCCGGCGCCTACCGCAGACATGCGACCATTTTGCGTCGAACTCTTCAAAGATAGCGAGTTCTTTTTTCACGGCATGGGTGTTAAGCCGCTGCCCGGAACCACACGCCCGTTAAATTGGGACAAGCGGTTGTACTGTATTGACCAATCCCGCGCCGAAGAGTGCTTTTCGTTTCTGGGCGGTATTGCGTTTTCTAACCCCACAACGGGCGTATTCGCGCAGACGTTTTCGCAAGAAGTAACGATAGCCGACCCCACATCTTCGGGTTTAGCATCTGTATTGTCTGTCACAGTGTTTGGCGTGATGACGAACGCTTACACCGTATTTATGGCAGACGCAACGATTCCGCCAGTTGTGCGAAAAATACACTTGCCAGTGCAGCGTGAAATCCCCAAAGATATCTTGCTCGCCGGTTTGCGCAGCGGGTTTACTGGAGAAGATCCACTTACTATGCGAGATGACTGATGCCAATCGACGATCAAAAGCCGCAGCTCAATGAAATTAAATTTTACGCGGCTATCCTGCACGCAGACGGCACGTACACCGTAGAAGAATTTATTGAGCTGGCGCAACTGGTCGCCCGCGTAACAGCGCTCATTGATCACGACGTGTCAGTGTTTAGTTTCGCGGGCACACGGCTACAAATATCAAAACCGCCGTTTCGGCATTTGCTTACGCCTTGGGGTCCGCAGCCTTTGTTTGCTCCGCCAGCAGAGAATCTGGAACCAGACGAGACTGGCTATCTTGGCTTAGACCCCATTCATCTAGAAGGTCCGCCCGAAATAAAAGCGGCGCAATCCCCGAAAGGAAATGCGCAATCGGACGAATTTTTTCAGGATGACGACGATAACGTGTTGAACGTATTTGACAACGCACTGCCCGACCCTGATAGCTAAATAAGCGGTCGTATCCGGGCATATTTATTGCCTGACTGTCATGGTGTCAGTCGGCGTAATTTATATGCGCAGCCGTAGTGCTGCAAAGGAGGAACGATGCGTGGGCAAGTTTCAGACATACAAGGGTAAGCCCGTTCGGCGCCAGTACGAAATGGACGCCGAACACATGATGGTCGTCTTATATGAAAAAGACGGCAACGACCAAGAAAAGAATAAACGCCTCGTGGTCACTAAAGATGACTGGCGGCGTTATTCGCAAAAACAAGAATTTACAAACGACACGCAACGTCGCGATGTCGTAAAGAATACAACCTCCTGTGTAGGAATAGGTCATGTTGCAGAAATCTTCAGATCTGGGTTCTTTTCACGCTGACACCGTGCGTAATTTCAACCGCGTGTCAGATATCTGCGTTGGGCTGCTCGGCACCGACTGGCTTCCCGGAGCCATGCGGACGTTTAATACGACCATGCGGGCCCCGGGCGACGGTACGCGCCCGATGGCGTTAAATCTTGAAGTGACGCAGCACGGTGGGCTAACGCTATCGTGGGCGTCGTCGCATCCGAAGAGTGGTCGCTTGGTGTTCCAGACTCGCGGTAAAATTGACTTTCACGCGCCGATTATTTCGGGAGGCCGTGGTAGTCAGCTGAATCTCGACCGGCCGAAACACAGAATGAACTGCAAAGTTGGCTGCAACATTCTGCGGAAGATTACAGACATCGGGTATGCAGTCTTGCGCGGCGAAACGCCGCACATGGCTGAGCCAGTGTGGCCGAAACTGGTAATGCCGTTTCAGCCCGGTCAAGAAGTTGTGGATAACAAGAAGCTCGCGGCGCTGGCCGCAGCAAAGGCGCCGGCAGAGTTGGCGGAGCAGTATCGTAACATGCTGTACCAGCAGTTTGTGCGGGTGGTCGGGAAGACAGTCTGGGTTGCGGCTGAAGTGTTGCCCGACGAGATTTTGTCAGACGGCATCAGTAACAATCTGGCTCGCGAAGACTACAGCCCTGTTCTTGGGGCAGTAGATCGGCCATTGGACCTGAGTAAAGTTTCGGACATAGAGATCAGCGTTCCAAATCCTGCCGCAAAGATTCTGGCGCGGCACGGAATCGAGGACGCTGAGCGTGTGTCGCAGGTTGTTTTCGACGAGATCACAGCCGAGTTTCGTGCAGCGTTGGCAGAGTATGAGCTGTCGGAAGAGAATGTGTGTGACGCTTTTCTTAATACGGGCTCGCCGGCGACTGTAGTTGTTGATATTAAAACCGCGTTGTTTCACATGCCGACAGCGGCGGCGGAACAGCTGCGTGGTGTGGCAAGTGCCAGAGCCCAACGCGAAGCCACCGACCAAGAGTTGTTGGCGGCAGCGTTGAGCCCGGGGCAGCCTGTGTTGTTGAATCGCCTTAGCCGGACGCAGGTCAACACGACTGATGCGTGGCAGGAGTCGATGCCGGAATGGTACGCCGGTGATTTTCTGTCTCCTGTGAACTGGGTGCCGGCGCACCGGGCAGCGCAAGAGGAAATGGAAACCTGATGCGGTACTTCATCAAACCTGAAACAGATGTGCTCACTTGGCTTCTAGAAATAGACGCTAAGCCGAGCACGCTGCCGTTCTTCTCGAAAGACGCATGTTTAGGTTTGGTGGTAGCGCATTTGATTTCTGGCACGGTGATAGCAGAAGTGTTACCCGCGCCAGAACAAGTGCCTTTGGCATGCGGCGGTGGGCTTCCCTTGGGTAGGTTGTATTTCCAAATCCCACGGGATCGGTTATACAACGTGTGCCCCGATCTGAGTCCAGAATCGTTCAGGGGGGAAGCAGCGTAGGCTGCTCCCCCCTTTTTTTAGCTATTGGAGCTTTTAATGCAGTACGGTGATCCGGCAGCAGAGCGATTAAACAACGGGCGCTCAATGGCAGAATTAATGCGCGGCGGCGTAAAAGGTCTGCGCGGGGTAATTGTGGCGCCGTCGACTCCCGGCGGCGTACCTATTAACTTTGATCCGCATGCTCGCGGCAGCATACAGATTAATATTGAACCAGACGGGCCAAATAGTCAGGCCGTTACGCTAGATCAGATGACTTCGTCGCGAGTTGCACAGGCAATGGCTGTAGCCAAAAGTCAGGTTGTCGGTAATGATATCAATTCAATCCGGGAGCGCGCAGCTGTGGCATTTGAAGAACTGGCGAAGCTAGCAAAATCTGGCGTGGAGCGCGTGCCTGTGAAAAAAGCCGTCGTGGTTGTAAAGCCGCCACCTGTGCCGCCAGCAGTAGTGGAAGAAGAAGTGGTATTAGCGGAACTGGCGGCAGAATCAAAAGCACTTGAGGCTGTAAATAGTGCTGGCTGGTCAGCGGCAGTGCCCGTAGAAAAAATTGATCGCGGTTACAGCCCCATGGCTGCTTTTGGGCTAAAAAAGTCACCAATGCCTATTACAACGTCGCATCAGCCTGTAATTACAAAAACTGCGCATATCGGCCCGCCACAAAAACTTACGTATTTTGAGAAAGAAGGCATTGGCACTGTCCCGGCCTTTTTTCACGACGTAATTGTGGCGGTAGGTCGCGCGGAACCTGATAGCCCCGAAGAGAACGGGTTTATTGTTCTTGTCTACGACTTGCGCTTTGATCAGAATGCGGCACGCTGGTTTCCACCCTCGAATGACCCGTATCAGCGCCCGTGGGCTGTCAAAATCAGCGATGATACGCGGTTATACCTTGTTCATACGACCGGATTTCAGTATGTTTATGATAACCGCGAGTACTGCGTTTTAATGGTTGAGCGGGCAGTCCGGGCCCAATATGCCGAGGAATGACATGGAAAAGCGTGGCGTTATTGCGCCGGGTGTAACCCCGTCCGAAGATCCGCCCGAGCATACGAAAGAATCGCAGCACGTGCCGGCACAAACACCCGCGGTGGCTGTGCTGGATAATGACTTTCGCAAGCGCGCAGCTGAAGCAGCGCGTACAGCCACTAACTAGGCGCAAGAGGCGCAATTGTGTCGGCATTACAACCATCATCGGGCATGGGCTATAACTCGCTCGGTCGCGGAGTACAAGCCGACGAGCGGTTTCCAGACCCGTTCTGCGACGTCGCTAGCTTGTCGATGCCCGAGAGCATCCAGACGGCATTGCGTTGGTGCGAGTACATCCTGAACGCTAACGGCCCGTACAGGCAGGCGATTGACCGCGTCGTGTCTTACTTCATTACAGATGTTGAAGTTAAAGACATTGGTGAGAGTACAGTTGGGCGCGAAGAGAAGGAAAAGTTTCGTGTCTTTTTGGAAGAGACGCTGGGTATTAAAAATGTGCTGCACAGCGTAGCGCTCGACTATTTGACTTACGGGAATTCGTTCACCAGCCTGATTGTGCCGTTTCGGCGCTACTTATCGTGCCCACATTGCGGCCTCGAAATGCCGCTGGAGCGCGTATATAACTCTGAGCAGTGTGCTTTTACGTGGCAGAATTTTCAGTTCCACGCCACATGCCCTAATTGCAAGTTCGTTGGGAAGTGGAAGCACATCGATCGCCGCGGCGGCGACAACGCGCAGATGGTGGTAAAGCGCTGGAGTCCGCACGAGATTGAGTTGCTTTGGGACCCGTACACCGGCGAATGCACGTACGTCTGGAAAATCCCTGAAGACTACCGCAACTTGATTCGGCAGGGGCATCTTCACCATATTTCGCGCGCTAGCTGGGAAATCATTCAGGCTGTCAAAGACGGTAAGAACTTAATGTTCGACAAGGGCGTGATTTTCCATCTGAAGGAAGACGCGCTGGCCGGCATGCGTAATCGCGGCTGGGGTATTTCCCGTGTGCTCACTAACTTCCGCCAAGCGTGGTATGTCCAGATTCTGCAGCGGTACAACGAAGCTGTAGCGCTAGATTACGTTATTCCGTTCCGCGTCATTACGCCGGCGCCGCGCGGTGGCGACCCGTCGTCCGGCGACCCTGTGCACTCGATTAATTTATCCAGCTTTTCGGCGCGCGTATCGTCTATGATCCGCGCCCGCAGAGCCGACCCAGCGCGATGGAACGTATTGCCGTTTCCAGTGAACTACCAAGCGCTTGGCGGCGACGCGACACAGCTGGCTCCGCGCGAGCTTTTAGACCAAGGGCAGGAAACGCTGCTGAAGTGTATTGGCATGCCCGTAGAGCTGTTTAACGGTACTCTGACGTTCCAAGCCGCCCCGGCGGCTTTGCGCCTGTTTGAGGCGAACTGGAGCCATTTACCTCACAACCTGAATGTGTTCTTGTCGGATTTAGTTAACAATATCGCGCGCGTTATGTCGTGGGAACCTGTCAGCGCCAAACTAGTTCGCGTCACCCACGCTGATGACCTCAACCGGCAGATGGCGAAGCTGCAACTCATGCAGGGGCAGCAGATCAGCAAGAGCACGGGCCTCAAGAGCGTGGGTTTGGATTACGAGGAAGAAACAAAGCGGATGCTGGAAGAGCAGCGCATCTACGCCGAAGAACAGGCGCGTATGCAAGAAGAGATGCAGCAGTCGCAGCAAATGCAGGCTATGAGTCAGTCGCCGCAGATGATGATGGGCGCCGGCGACACTGGCGCGAGTGCCACTGGTATGCCGCCACAAGGCGGCGGCGATCCGAGTCAGGGCGGTGGCGGGCAGCCGCAGCCGGGCGCGCCTATGGGGCCGCCGCCTAGTCCGGTTGATCAGTTTCTGTCGCAGCGGCAGAACGCGCCGAATGTTCCGCGCACGCCAGAAGATCTCCAGTCACAGGCGCAACTTATCGCGAACCAGCTGTTGTCGATGCCCGAGCAGCAAAAAGACGCTGAACTTACAAAGCTCAAGAATGCTGATCCGACGATGCACGCGCTTGTTACAAGTATGATTGATGATATTCGACAGCAGGCGCGGTCGCAGGGCGGGCAGATGCTGATGCAGCAGCAATTTGGCGGCGGACAAGGCGGAGCGCCAGCCGGACAATAAATATGCGCATTGGCATCTACACCCACTACGCGCATTGCGATGCGGCTTATCTCGCGTTACGCCTTGCGGATTTTCTACGCAAACAGGGCGTCGAGTACACAATTTACTCGGATAGTCCGCCGGCAAAATTATCTGCCGCGCAAGACAACAGCGTTGTGCACAAACGTGTTTGTAAGTACACGCACTGGGCGCAGCGCTGTTCTACTATTATTTGGACACAGCCGCCGAAGATTGAACAGCTGAATTATGCGAAACGCTATGGCGCGGCTACCGTCGTTGTTCCAATGTGGCAGGATCTTACGCGGCCATTTCGAAAAGTGCTGAAAAATGTTGATCACGTTATTGCGCTCACTACAGAGTGCCGCGAGCTGTTTAGCACGGTTTACAAGTTCAAAAACGTAACGCTTATCCCGTTTGATGCCGGTATGCCGGTAATTAAAAAAACCAAAGCGGTAAACGAGCGGCAGGTTAAGATATTTTTACCGTGGTTTGACAGGAATGCCCGGTGCGCGAATAGTCAGTTTCTCAGTTTGCTGGGGTATTTGCTGCCCAAAATGCCGGACGCGCAGCTGACCGTCGCGATCACTTCTTGCCGATTTGCCCCGGGCATAGCCAAATTTTTTCAGAAACTCGGGCAAAAAACGGATGGCCGCGTTAAACTTTTGCGGAATGTGGCGCTTAAAAACCGGCCGGCGCTATATACCGAGCACGACCTAACTATTTTCCCGGCAGAATGTGACAACTACGGTATTTGTGGTTTAACGTCGATTAGTTGCGGTACACCAATTTTGGCGTTCAATCTGTCGCCACAAAACGACTACATCTACCCGAACACAAACGGAATACTGGTAAAAACACAGATAGACTACGACGACAATGGGGTTCCGCACGCGGCGCCAGACTACGAGGGTCTGATAACCGCGCTACAGACACTCATTGCCGAGCCGTGGCACATTGACGATCTCAATAAACGCATCAATTACAACTTAGCGGCGAGGCGCAAGGCATTTGATCTTGGATGGCAGACAATATTGCGGCTCGTCTGACGGCACACGGAGGTGCCATGAAAAAAGCAGCAGACACACCAGTTCAAAGAACGCTTACTTTTGCAAAACAGCAGTACGGCTCACGGCAGGCATTATTCGGCGAAACACTCGTCGACCATTGTGTGGCCGTAGCGTATATGGCAGAGACAATTGCGCAGAAGTTGTATCAGGACGTGCGGGCTGATTTTATGCCCGACGATACCAAAGACAGCATTAGCGCGATTGTGCAGACAGCTTTGCTGCATGATGTACTCAATGTCAGCGCCTGCGCGTTCGAAAATATCGCAGAGACCACTACGGTCCAGATTGCTGCGATGGTGGCGGACATTAGCCGTGACTTTAGGCTGGTCGAGACAAAGCGCGACATGGAGTTTCGTGGCCGACTGAGTCAGAGTCCTGTTGGCGCGCAAATTGTCGTTGTGGCTGACATTATTTGTACCGCTAAAGCTGCGTTGAAATTGCTGAATTCTGCGGGAATGCCAGCTGTTCCGAAAACAAAAAAGGTGCTCACGCAGCTAGACGGCGATCTTCTGGCGATTCACGCTGCCAGCCGGTTCTATGTCTTGCGGTTGTACGTGCATGCAGCGCGGAACATGCTATCTGACGTGAGCCAGACGATAAAAAGCTGCCGGCAAAAAGCAAAGCTTGACAAATGCGTGGCACAAAATACAAAGGCGCTTCGGGAACGTGTTGCGGCAGCAGAAAAAGAAAAAGCAGCGGCGGAACCTAAAAAGCGAAAGGTGCGTTATGCAAAGAAGCGAAGTTCTAAACAAGATTCTTGACGACTATGCGCATGAAGATGCAGCGCGCTTAACGCCCGAACTTCAGTCGTTTTGCGGTTACGCGGCGCAGTGGTTGTCGTCTCGTGGCGTCGTTGGTCTTGGGCTCGCGCAATCGGGAATGGCGTTACGGTTCGCCGACGGGGAGGAATTATTGTTATTTGAAGCGCCCAAGGATGTTGGTGACCAAACTGTCGCGCCGGCTGTCAATATCACTGGAAACGCTGGCACCAAAATTGTAAAGCCTGTACTCGGAGATTCTGCCAGCGTGCATATTACTGGCCGCTAAGCGGCTGAACTTGGAAAGGATTCCAGTGTTTATTTGTTTTGAGGGGATTGACGGCGCCGGGAAAAGTACGCAAGCCCGGATGCTGTACGCGCGGTTACAGGCGCAAAACATCCCTGTTGAGCTTGTGGCAGACCCGGGCACAACGCGTGTCGGTAAGGCCATCAGAGAAATTTTGCTCGACAATGAGGCGCCAATCGCGCCGGCAGCACAAATGCTGCTATTCTCTGCTGCGCGTGCGGAATTGGCCGCGTATATCAGCGCGCAGCTTAAAGACGGCGTCACGATTATTTGTGACCGATGGCTGCTGTCGACGCTGGTGTATCAGGGCGAAATCAACCGCATCTCTACGGATTTGATTTTGCAGATTTTCAGGGAAACGTCGCGGGTTTCCCCGGATCTCTGCTTTCTTTTAGATATCAGCCCGGAAGAAAGTCGCGCGCGCATCGGCGAACCACGTGATCGGTATGAGCGCAGATGCTTAGCTGACCAGACCCGCATGTGCGACGCGTACGCGCGCTATGCGGCAACCGTACCGGATGTCGCCTGTAAAGTGCATTGTATCTCGGCAAACGCAGCGACGCCAGAAGAAACACATGGTCATGTGTATAGTTTGTGGCAGCAGTATTTTGATAACAAAGCCCAATTTCTAAAGGATTTATGATGGCATTGGTGATGGATACTCATGTGCATCCGCAACAATTGTTGCGCGAGCGGTTTGTTTGCGGGGCGAAAAATAGCGCCGCAATTACATCAACCGTACTAACTACTGGCAGAAGCAAGTCGTTAGAACTGACTAGTTTGTGTATTTCGTTACACACACTGGCGCAGAAATATGTGCCGAATACGCCGCAGGCTTTTTCTGATTTTGACGCATTGCTCCAAATTACAAACGCGATGAAGCAGTTGGGCGTGACGGTACCACTGGCCGCAAAAATAAACGCAGCTGCGGCGTCTACGGACAATGCTGCTGTTTTGAGTTCGCCGGATTACCGTAATTTGCGCAACAAAGCAATTGCAGCGTTGGCAACAATAGCTGATTTCACGGGTAAAAATACGCCGCCGGGCAACGCAGACTATCAAAACGGTGTGCGAGAGGGTTACCGCCGCGCGAGTGACGTGGCTATTTTGTTTCTTGAAGATATCCAGAATGGAGTTGCGTAATGTCACCACATCACGTTTTAGCGCAATTAAGCGATTTGAATCCAGACGCCTTTTTGTTTGACAATATGGACAGTGCGTTAATTGGACTCGGGTACGTTGGCAATGCGGACCCGGTAGCGGTGTACAGCAAAACAAAACTGTACGAAAAACTACTGGCGGACGGTTTATCCGAAGAAGACGCCAAGGAATACTACACCGGGCGTTTTGTTAGCGGCTGCGGGGGCGCGCTAGCACCGGTAATTGTGGACGATACAGAAAAGGATTAACGTCGCGTGGCTACCGTTGTCGCAAATACGCCCGATCTAATAGAATTTAAGAACATTCTTGCGGGCGCGGATCCGAAAGAATCACCAACTGTGGTTGTTCAGGCTGGTAGCTGGGACGCCGGAGGGCATTCCGAATCAGGCGTAGTCGTTGATGTTTATGGCTCGCAGGCGCCACTGTTAACACCCGCTGACGCCCGGAAACTGGCTAAGTGGCTTAACAAAGCGGCCGACGAACTCGAAGGGCCGAAAGCGAATAAAAAACCCGGGCACAAGCAGCGGCACTACGAAGACGAAGACGACGACAATAATTACTAGGGGCTGCGCGGACTATGGCGAACAAAAAAATCTCTGAATTGCCGGCAAAAACGACGCCTTCCGCAAATGACCTTCTGCCTATTGTTGACACAGCAACAAGCCCGTACACGTCTAAGCGGGTGACCGCGGCCGCGTTAGCCTCGCTGATTGCTGACGCGGCGAATACCGGCGCCACCGGGCCGAACGGTTTAACAGGCGCAACCGGTCCTGCGGGCTCTACCGGCCCAACTGGTGCCGGAGTCACGGGTGCTTCTGGCGTTACCGGCGCAACAGGCGCTCTTGGCGCCACCGGTGTTCAGGGCGCTACAGGTCCTCGTGGCGCTACTGGCGTCACTGGCTCGCAAGGCGCTACCGGCGTGGCAGGACCGCCGGGGTCGTCAGCGTCTGACGCCATATACGCCTTTAATGTAAGTTACACGGGCGCTTCACCCACCAGCGTTTACAATTTACCAACCGGTTGGTCGTATACGATTGCGGCGAATGACGTCACGATTACGCATACAGTCGGTAGGGAATTAAATAACATAACGTATTGGGGTTTTACGGCAAGTGCTGCCACGTGGCGGGCGCGCTATCCAACATCTTCAAACGAACTTACGTTGGCTGGTAGCACAAAAACTACGGCATTCACTATTCGCATCTCTAATAACGTGGTCGGGTGTGACTCGGGCGGCGTCGCGCGAATCGTATGCTTTTTCTAATTACCGCCGTAAAGTCGTGCTATGTCCTTTCAACCGACAAAAATACTGCGGTTCACTATGGCACAGACCGTGCCATATGCGTATGGGCCGCAAAATGATGCGTGGCCGGGCTACCCGTATCAGTGGCATACAACGCTAGCGGTTGTTTCGCAGGCACACGGCTCGCCCGATACGCCGACGCCGTATTATTACACCGGCCTTGATGTCGCCGTCGGTGATTACATTGCGACGGCCGGACAGGGTCGTGTTCTCAAGATTGTCGCTATTACTTCGCAAACTGTTAACGTAATTAATTGCGTAGTTGAAGACGAAAATCGCGAAAACACGCTGCTTGACGAGACAACAAGCGGTGACGGCGGAATCCCGGACGGCGAAGGGATACTGTTCGAGGTCAAAAACGGCTGGCCTATTCTGCACCCGCTGCCGGATGCTTTAGCGGGTGCGTTCCCGGCGTACTTCGCGGCTGACATTCTCGCGCGGTTTATGAATAACCGCGAACCCGAAGGCGGCGTCACCGGCGCAACCGGACTTCAAGGCGCGACAGGTCCTGCCGGAGCGGTCGGCGCATCGGGCGCCACAGGCGCTACTGGTATTCAGGGTTCTACGGGCGTCGCTGGCGCTGTAGGCGCCACGGGCGCTGTAGGCGCCACGGGCGCAGATGGAGCCACTGGTTTACGCGGCGCGATGGGCTCCACAGGCGTACAGGGTACTACGGGTCCTCGTGGCGCTACTGGCGTGGCCGGCATCGCCGGCGCTACTGGGTCCACCGGTATTACAGGCGCCACAGGCGCGCAAGGTGCAACTGGCGTCGGTGGCGCAACAGGCGCCGCTGGAGCCGCCGGCGCTACTGGCGCAACCGGTGTCGCGGGTGATGCGGGCGTAACGGGCGCTACAGGTCCTCATGGCGCTACTGGCGTTGTAGGGGCGACTGGCGTTCCGGGTGTAACGGGTCTTACAGGCGCCACTGGCGCTATAGGAGCTACAGGCGCGGCTGGCGCCATAGGGTCGCGGGGCGCAACTGGCGTATCTGGTCCGGTAGGCGCAACAGGCATTCAGGGCACTACGGGACCACAGGGAGCGACTGGCGTCGACGGCGCCACAGGCGCAACTGGCGTAAATGGTGAAACCGGTGCAACTGGCGTAGCCGGTCTTGATGGCGCTCCGGGCGCGGTAGGTGAAACCGGCCCGCAGGGTATTCAGGGCGCTACTGGCGTAACCGGCGACGTTGGCGCCACTGGCGATATAGGCGCTACCGGCGCTACTGGCGCTATTGGTCCGCAAGGCGCTACCGGTATTACTGGTGAAACGGGCGTAGCCGGTACTGCTGGTGAAACCGGCCCTCGCGGCGCTACGGGCGTGGCTGGCGCTAATGGCGCTAATGGTGATACCGGCGCAACGGGCGCGACTGGTGTAACGGGCTTAGTTGGGCCGCGTGGCGCAACAGGTGTTCAGGGGGCTACAGGCTTAACGGGTGATCGCGGTAATACCGGCTTGACCGGCCCGACAGGCGCTACTGGCCCCGCTGGTTTTACTGGCGTTACAGGCGCAACTGGCGATCAAGGCGCAACTGGTGCAACTGGTGCTACGGGTGCAGACGGCGCAGTTGGCGCTACGGGCGCTACTGGCGAAACTGGCGTTACTGGTATTACAGGCGCAACTGGCGCTGTCGGCGCTACGGGGTTCGGCGTCACAGGCGCAACTGGCGTCCGCGGTGCGACCGGACCTGTGGGCGCAACTGGTTTTGCTGGTCTGCAGGGTGCGACTGGTAGTCGTGGCGCCACTGGTGTTGTTGGTGTTACAGGCGCGACAGGTGTTGCCGGTCCGATCGGAGAAACTGGCCCAATTGGTATATCGGGCGCGACTGGTTTAACCGGCGAGACAGGTGATATCGGCCCGCGCGGCGCCACCGGCGCAACAGGAATTAGTGGCGCGACTGGCCCGGCGCCGACTGTTGTTGGAACAAATAATCCCAGTGTTATTTTAATCGGTGGCGTAGCTGTTACAGCAGCGCAAGGCGCAACAGGCCCGCGCGGTCAAACCGGCGCCACAGGCGCTGGCTACGCAGACGGCGATTCAATTAATGGCGGCACATTCTCGACCGGAACATTCGCCGCGCAGACAAAAACAGTCATTCAGTTTAAGCGCGGCACGGCAGAAAATTTAACGGCCGCAAATCCATTGCTGGTCATTGGCGAGCCGGGGTTTGAATACGACACAGGCAAGTTCAAAATCGGCGACGGCGTTCGCGCGTGGAATTCGCTGCCGTATTTCTCTTCTGGTTCGGGCGGCGGTATTGGCGCCACTGGTCCGGCAGGGCCAGCAGGTGCGACTGGCGTTGGCACGACTGGCGCGACAGGCCTACGGGGCGCTACAGGTGTTACTGGAGCCACCGGCGCGACTGGCCCGGCTGGAAGTGGCGGCGGTGGCGGTGGAAATTTCTCTGGGTCGATTAGCGCTACGGGGGTTGTGTTTAACTACACGGCGCTCAACTATACAAACATTGACGAAGCCGTGCGGGCGCTGCTTGACAACGCTACAAGCCAGCCGCCCACGTCACCGCCGCGCGTAACATTGTCAAACAACGTCGGACAAGCTGAGGCGGGCGCAACTATCACTGACGTAACGCTCAATTGGAGTTTGTCGCACGGCACTGTATTGGCGCAGTCGCTCACTGATATTGGTGCGCTTTCGACAAACTTGCGCAGCTACGCGCTTTCGGGGCTTAGTATTACAAGTTCAAAAACGTATACGCTTTCGTACGAGCTGACATACCTTGGATTCACAGGCACGATCGTGGGGGCAACAACCACAAACATAACTTTCAGCCGCAAACGGTACTGGGGCGTATTAGCAACAGACACGCCCACAGACGCGGATATCATTTCGCTAGCGGCTGAGTTTGCCACTAATTTTACGCAGTCGCGGCTGTTTAACCCGGCAAACCAGTATATTTATTTTGCGTGGCCGGCAGCGTTTGGAACTCCGACCAGTTTCAAGTTTAATGGCCTTATCAGTTCTGCGTGGCTGCTGACGACACGAGATTTTGTAAACGCGTCCGGCGGCTCGGCAACGTACCACATCTACCGCAGCGAATATCAGCAAAACGGCGCAAATATCGCTATAGAGGTGGCATAATGACATTTATTCGCGGCACAAATGTCGGCGCCCCTATTGTTCCCGGCGCAGAGGAAGACCAGTTCCCCACCCATATCGATAAATACGGCAGCGGGGGTTATCGGGCAGTAAGTAACATGACCGATTTAAACGCTATTCCAGTTGCTCGGCGTCGCGCGGGCATGGTAGTATTGGTGCTTGAAACGAAACAAGAATGGGTGCTGTCGGCCGATCTCACCACGTGGCTTGAGTACGTTTTAGACGGCGGTAATTTTTAAACTTTTGAGGTGCTCACATGGCCAATACGGTACGCATTAAACGTCGTATTACAGGTGCTGCTGGCGCCCCCTCGGGTTTAAAGAATGCCGAGTTAGCATACAACGAAATTGATAATATTCTTTACTATGGAAAAGGCGATACCGGTGACGGTTCGGCTTCGACCATTATCCAGATCGGCGGCTCCGGCGCGTTTGCCACGACCACCTATGTTGACAACGCGCTGTCAAACTCAAATCTTTCGCAGTACGCCAAGCTTGCGGCTAGCAACACATTTGAGGCTAGCTACACGAACACGTTCAGCGGCACGCTTAACGCGGCTGGCACGTTTCAGATCGGCGGCGCAGCAGTTACATCGTCTGCTGCTGAGCTGAACATTCTCGACGGCGTTACGGCGTCGTACGACGAGATCAATCTGCTCGACGGCGCGGTGGCCGACACAGTCGTTAATAGCAAGGCTGTGATTTATAGCAACGCCGGCGCCATCGCTGCGGCTACGATCACGACGACGGGCAGCGCGAGTGTCGGAACGAGCCTGAACGCGGCCAGCAACAACTTCACGGTTGATAGCTCTGCCAACGTAACGGTGGGTGGTAATCTTACTGTCAGCGGCAACATCACGGTCAACGGCACCACGACGGCAGTCAACAGTTCCGTCACGACGCTCGATGATCCGATCATTACGCTCGGCGGCGACACAGTTCCGACGAGTAATGATAACAAAGACCGCGGCGTCGAATTCCGCTGGCACAATGGCACCGCGGCCAAGATCGGCTTTTTTGGTTATGACGCCAGTGCCGGCCGGTTCGCGTTTATCCCGGACGCGTCGAACTCGTCTGAGGTGTTTAGCGGCTCGGCGGGCGACATCGAAGTCAACGGTGTCTATATCGGCGGCACGCAGGTGCTTTCGAGCAACACGCTCGGTTCCGGCGTCACAGCGTCGTCGCTGACAAGCGTTGGCACGATCTCCAGCGGCACATGGCAGGGCACAGCCGTGGGTGTGTCCTACGGCGGTACTGGCGCCACAACGGCAAGCGACGCGCGCACGAACCTAGGTTTGGCGATTGGCACAGACGTGCAGGCGTACAACAGCACACTGGCTGCTGTTGCTGCGGGCACCTACAGCGGCGACGACAGCATTGTTACAGTCGGCACGATTTCCAGCGGTACGTGGCAGGGCACAGCTGTAGGCGTTTCCTACGGCGGTACGGGCGCGACAAGTGCTTCCGCGGCACGCACGAACCTCGGGTTGGTCATCGGCACCGATGTGCAGGCTTATGACACCGAGTTAGCCGCGCTGGCTGGTTTGTCGTCGGCGGCTGACCGGCTGCCGTACTTCACCGGCTCTGGCGCCGCTGATCTTGCAACCTTTACGTCGTTCGGCCGCAGCCTTGTAGACGACGCCACTGCGTCTGACGCCCGCACAACGCTTGGACTCGGCACGATTGCCACTCAAAACTCGAATAACGTCTCGATTACCGGCGGCACTATTGATAACGTAGTCATCGACGGCGGCGTGTTTTAATAACAATGGCGATTACGCTTGTCCATAAAAAAAGCACGGTACCGGGGGCAGTACCCTCGGCCGGGCAGTTGACGGTAGGTGAAATCGCCGTTAATCTGGCCGACAAGAAGTGGTTTACAAAAACAACAAGCGGCGCAATTGTCTGTTTGAACCAAATCACAGTGCTCGACGGCGGTGAAATTCTTGCGCCGGGCGCTAAACTACAAACGCATACCGGCGACAGTATTGTCACGCACACTGGCGAATACATTACGGTGGAGTAAACGCGATGGCCGACATTAAGATATCTGAACTGCCGAGTGCTGCAGCCGTCGGCACAAGTGTTGTTCCGGTAAGTAATGCGGCCGGCACGGCCACAAATAAAGTCACGCTCGCGGATATTGCGGCGTTGTCGGCTGGTTCAGGCGCCACGGGGGTAACCGGGGCTACTGGTGTTGCGGGCGTTACAGGCGCTACTGGTGTTGCTGGCGCGGCGGGGGCTGCTGGCGTTACAGGCGCTACCGGAGTTGCTGGCGTTACAGGCGCAACTGGTATTGCTGGTGTAACAGGCGCTACTGGGGTTGATGGCGTTACAGGCGCAACTGGTATTGCTGGTGTAACAGGCGCTACTGGGGTTGATGGCGTTACAGGCGCTACTGGGGTTGATGGCGTTACAGGCGCTACCGGAGTTGCTGGCGTTACAGGCGCTACTGGGGTTGATGGCGTAACGGGGGCAACGGGCCCGCAGGGTACGGCAGGCGTTACAGGCGCGACCGGCCCGAGCTATACGTTGCCAGTTGCAAGTGATACAGTGCTTGGCGGTATTAAAATTGGCTCCGGCTTGACTATCACTGACGGCGTATTAGCGGCTACAGGCGGAGGTGGCTCGGGTGGCGGCGGCTCCGGCTCGCTCTCGGGCAGCGTGACGATCCCGGGCACCGATCCCTATTGGGACAACGTGCTGCTGCTGCTGCGCGGCGACGGCAACCTCACGGACGCGTCCAAGTACGGTCGCACACTGACGGCCCACGGTAACGCAGCGGCGAACGCGGCGGGCAAGTATGGCACCAACTCTATTGCGTTGGATGGGACGGGCGACTACCTGTCGTTGTCAAGCAGTGACTTTTCGTGGGGAACGAGCGACTGGACGGCTGAAGCGTGGGTATGGCTGACTGCCTACGGCACCTACGGTTCGTACTTTTCGACATATGTCAGCGACGGCTCTTCTTACGGCGTGTCGATAGGCGTGACGAACACCGGCTACCCGTTTTTGATGCACCCCGGCGGCGCGAACATTCAGGGGTCGGCGCTCCTGCCAACAGGACAGTGGGTTCATCTAGCCGCCGTTCGTCTCAGCGGCACAGTGAATTACTACGTCAACGGCACTTCTGTCGGCAGTGTCTCTGCAACCGGCTCGCACGGTCAGTCCAGCGTGGTTGTCGGCCGCACATATACGGAGCTTGACGCCAACTACTGGAACGGCCGCATTGCAGAACTCCGCGTCACGAAAGCGGCTCGCTACACCGCGAATCACACGCCGCCGACTGCCGCGCTGCCGACGACGCTTCTCCAGCCATCGCCGCAGACTCTGCCCGTCACCATCACCGGCTCATCCGCCGCTGTTTACGAATACGCTACAGCGGCGAACTTTCCTGCCACCGGTGAAAGTGGCGCGTTGTATATCGCTACTAATGTAAGTCGTTTATATCGGTGGGATGCGTCCGACGTTTACATCGAGCTTGGCGTATCGGGCGGAGGCGCGGCCGGCGCTGGTGAGGACACGGGACTGCGTGCGCTGCTTGTGCCAGCCGCGCCGACCAACGTCTCAGCGACCCCCGGCAACGAACAGGCAGTGTTGTCATGGACTGCCCCTACTGGCGTGATCGCACAGGCTCCCGTCACCGATTACGTTGTGCAGTATTCGAGCAACTCTGGGTCAACTTGGACTACGTTCTCGGATAGTACTTCAACGTCTACCTCCGCCACTGTCACCGGCCTGACCAACGGCACCGCGTACACCTTTCGCGTGGCGGCGGTGAATGGCGTGGGCACGGGGGCGTATTCGGCGGCGAGTAGTTCCGTCATGCCTGTTAGCGGTCTGGAGGTTCTCGTCGTGGCTGGCGGAGGCGGCTCTGGCACGTCTGTCGGTGGCGCTGGCGGAGGCGGCGGCGTGGTCTACTCATCTGCTGTGGCCTACTCGACCGGCGTGCAGTACACCGTGACCGTGGGCGGCGGTGGCGCGAGCGTTGACTCAAACTCTCCCGGCACAAGCGGCACAAACTCCTCGTTCGCCAGCCTTCTGGCCGCTGCCGTTGGCGGTGGTGGCGGCGGATCGTTTGGCGGTAACTATCAAGGCAAAGACGGAGGCTGCGGCGGCGGCGGCTGCGGATTTACCACGGACCAGAGATCGTATGGCGGCAGCGGAACAAGCGGTCAAGGATTTAGCGGTGGCAACGGTACGGGGCCGTTCGGCTCTGGTGGCTCTGGCGGCGGCGGTGGTGCGGCGAGTGCTGGCGGAAACGCATCCGGCGGCACCGCTGGCGCTGGCGGCGACGGTGTTGGCTCGTACAGCACGCTCGCGGCAGCGGCTAGCGTCGGCGTCCTCTACTCTGGCACGCGGTATTTTTCCGGCGGCGGTGCTGGCATCTCGGTGGGGGCGGATCAGGTCACGCCAGTTAACGGCGCTAACTCGGCTGGGGCTGCTGGCACGGCAAACTCTGGGCAGGGCGCAGGCGGCGACTCCGGTGCTGCTGGCGGAAGCGGCGTGGTGATCATCAAGTCGCAGTCCGCTGCAACTGCGACAACTGGAAGCCCCGTGGTAACCAACAGCGGCGGCAGCGTCATCTACACGTTCACGGGTTCAGGGAGCATCACGTTTTAATCATGGCACACTTTGCACAACTGGATGAAAACAACATCGTCACGCAAGTAATCGTTGTCAACAACGACGAACTGCTCGACAACGGCACAGAGAGCGAGGCCAAGGGGATCGCTTTCTGTCAGGCGCTGTTTGGCGGTCGCTGGATTCAAACGAGCTACAGCGGCAAAATTCGCAAGCAGTTCGCGGGCGTTGGTTTTGTTTACGAATCGCCGGCGGATGTGTTTGTATCGCCGTCGCCTTTTCCGTCGTGGTCGCGCGACGCGAATCACGACTGGCAACCGCCAACGCCGATGCCGACTGATGGCAAACTGTATCGCTGGGACGAGACGACGCTGGCGTGGGCCGAAGTAACGCCGCAGAACTAGGAAACTACGCCATGCCATTTTCCTTTCCAGCATCCCCAGCACTCAACGCAACGTCCACACAAAACGGGCGCGAGTACCGCTACGCAGGCAACAACACTTGGGAACTCGTCGCGGCGAGCGGCGGCGGGGGCTCGGGCAGCATCGTCACCGCAGCGACGGTCGCAGGATTTCCCGCGACCGGATCGTCGGGCACGCTGTACCTCGCTACGGACACGGCTCGCGCCTACATCTGGCAGGGTGCCTACATCGAGGCGGGTGTGAGTGGCGGCGGCACCGACACTGAGTTGCGGGCGTTGTTCACCCCGGCTGCGCCGACGAGTGTGACGCCCACAGCGGGCAACGCGCAGGTGTCGCTCGCGTGGACTGCGCCAAACGTTCTTTCTGTCACTCCAATAACGGACTACACCGTTCAGTTCAGTTCCAACAGCGGCTCAACGTGGACAACGTTCACTCGGGCGGCATCGACCGCGACGAGTGGTGTGGTTGTGACTTCGCTCACCAACGGCACGCCGTATGTCTTCCGCGTCTCAGCAACGAATGCCATCGGAACGGGCAGCTACTCGGCGGCGAGCAGTGCCGTTACGCCGAATTCGGCGAGCGTTCCTGATGCTCCGACTTCACTGCGAAATGCCGACAACTACTGGGGATGTTCGACTAACTCAACTATGTGGAACGCGCCGGCTTCTAACGGCGGTTCGGAAATCACCGGATACGTTTGGCGAATCGGCAGCGGCGCGACGACCAGTGTTGCTCCGTCTAGCGGCTCTCGACCAGCAGGCTCTTATACCGGCGGGTTCGTCAGCAGCCACGCGCCCACCGGCTCGTTCCAAGTTGCTGCCGTCAATGCCGTTGGGACGGGGCCGTTTGCGTCATTCACTCTGCAACAGGACTGCAACTAATGAGCGTTATTCTTCTAAGCAATTTTGTTAGCGAGAGCGAACGAGCCTCACTGCTGGCGTGGTGCGACACCAATGCGGCGTGCCTCGGAGACGCAAGAACTGCGGACGGCGAGTCGTATTTGTTGCGTCAAATCTCCAACAGCAACGCGGTGGTGGAGGCTGGCGGATTCCCCGAAGTCGCCTATCAGGTGCAGAGCCGTATCAGGGAGCGGTTCCCGATGCTGGGGGTCTCGCTGCCGCGATTCCTAGACGGCATGACGGTTGGTGTTCTACTCCCCGGCGGCGAGTTTGCAGAACACGTTGATCATCATTTCCGGCAGGATGGTCTGGTGTGTGTCGGCGTGAACACATTGCTTTCCGCTCCAGCGTCAGGCGGCGTAGTGAGCGTTGACGGCGTGGAGCGAGAGCAGCGGGAAGGAGACGCGCTGGCCTATCTTCTGTCGGAACAGATTCACGGCGTTTCCCAAGTCAATGGCAACGTCAGGCGAGTCGTCTGGTCTTGGCGATTCATGGTCGATCCGGCTGCTTGGAGTGCGACGTGAAACACTTAATCGAATTCCTAATCTGCGGCACAATCGGCACCCTGCCCTCATATACAGCAAGCGACCCGCGTAACTGCCACACTGAGAATCGCGTAGGAGTTAGCACATGCCACTGACACCACCAGCATCACCAACTGTAGGCCAGACCTACACTGCCAACGGACGCACTTGGTCATGGAGCGGCGCGGCGTGGGAACTCGTCGCGGCGAGTGGTGGCGGCTCGTTCCAGTTGCCGACTGCTTCGGAGTCAACGCTAGGCGGAGTGAAGGTCGGCTCGGGCCTGTCAATCGCTGACGGCGTCTTGTCCGCGACTGGCGGGGCCGACGCTGTGCTGCGGGCCTTGTTTGTGCCATCCGCACCAACCGGCGTAACAGCGACGGCTGGCAACGCGCAGGCTGCCGTGTCGTGGACAGCGCCGACCGGCATGATTGCACAAGCCCCGGTCACAGATTACATCGTCCAGTATTCGTCGGACTCAGGGTCGACGTGGACGACATTCAGTGATGAGACTTCTGCGACCACAAGCGCGACTGTCACTTCCTTGAACAACGGCACGGCGTATGTGTTTCGCGTGGCAGCGGTAAACGGAGTCGGTCAAGGTGCGTGGAGCAGCACCGCAACCTCGACGCCTGTGTCTGACGCTTTTGCGAGCAGCGTCGTAGCCTATCTGCGAATGAACGGCTCAAACGGCTCGCAGACGTTCACTGACTCGTCGCAAAGCCCCAAGACCATCACGACGCTCAATGCAACTGCCGTCACAACAAGCGTGAAAAAGTACGGCACCGGCAGTGCGACAAACTTTTCTTACGGCGGCATCGCAATCGCCAACGGCGTGCCGAACTTTTCCAGCGACTTTACCGTCGAATGCTGGGCGTATTTCAACCCATGCACGTCTGGCTGTTATGGATTTCTAATCAAGCCAGATTCGTGCCTGTGGAGGACAGAAATAGCCGGTGGAGGTCAGTTTATGATTCTTGAAGGAGGCTCGAATCCACCTACGATGTCCGTGAGCGATGGTACAAACCTGAGTTTTCCGATGCCGTCGCGGTCTGAGTGGCATCACATCGCTTTTGTGAAGCAGGGCACAACGCACCGCATCTATGTAGACGGCGTTGAGGCGCACAACAGCTTGCCGTATGGGCCGAGGTCACAGATAGCTGCGTCCGTTGATAACGTAATGTATGTCGGCGGCTTTGGCGGCGGCAGGTGGTTTGACGGCTACATCGATGACTTCCGCGTCACCAACGCCTGCCGCTACCCAGACGGCACCACGTTCACGCCACCCACGGAGTAACACGCATGCCATTCAGCTTTCCCACAATTAACCTCACTGTCGGCCAGACCTCCACGCAAAACGGCAGGCAGTACGCTTACGCAGGCAACAACGTCTGGGAACTCGTCGCCGCTGGCGTGGTAGCGGCACGGGCTGGGCAGGCCGCGATGCGCTGTTGTATTGAGCGTGTGTGCATAACACTCTGGTGAAATTATGGCTGTACAAATTGTGCACAGGCGCAACGAAACATCTGGCGCAGCGCCTACGGTAACGGCGCTGCAGTTTGGAGAATTTGCTGTAAACGGCGCAGACGGCGACGTATTTCTGAAAAGTTTGGATGACCCAACAGCCGGCACAGCTACGGAAAATCAGGTTATCATATCAATACGGCAGCCGCGGGTGGCCGACGGTGGCGAAATAGTAGTGCCGTAATTTATTACTTTGCGGATGATAACGAGCATGTACAATATCATTTTGCAGAAAAAAAACACCACACAGGGCGCGGCTCCAACCCCGGCGCAACTTGTCGTGGGCGAAATTGCAATCAACACTACGGACGGCAACGTTTTTGTAAAAACGGATGAAAATACCGTTGTAAATTTGCTCGACTACTCGATTGCTGACGGCGGAGAAGTAACGTAAACACTGGCAATTGATTTTTCGAGTTTGTAATGTCGTCACTTATTCGCTTTAGACGCGGCACGGCTGTAGCGCTTGCGAGCGTAAACCCGTCACTACAGGCTGGCGAGCCGTGTTTTGAAATCGACACAGATCGGTTCAAAATTGGCGACGGCGTGCTTAGCTGGAATGACCTGCCGTATCAAAATAGCACCGGATCCGGCGGCTCAGGCGGCGACGGCGCTACCGGCCCGCGCGGCGCCACCGGCGCTACCGGCGCAACGGGGCCGGCGGGCGCAACAGGCCCGGGCTACGCTGACGGCGACACGATTAACGGTGGCGTGTTTTCGAGCGTCGGGCAGGTGCTTTCGAGCACGACCAAAATACAGTTTAAGCGCGGCACAAGCGAAGCACTGACCGCAGCGAATATTTTGTTATCTGTAGGCGAGCCGTGCTTCGAAACAGATACTGGCAAGTTCAAAATTGGCGACGGCGTTCTTAGCTGGAGCGCGCTACCGTACCGCGAAAATTTTGGCGCTACCGGGGTAACTGGCGCTACTGGGCCGACTGGTTTACAGGGCACTACTGGTCCGACGGGGCCGCAAGGCACAACCGGGCTTACAGGCGAGACAGGCCCTACAGGCGCACTTGGCGCAACCGGGCCGGCTGGTATCACGGGGGCTACTGGTGTGGCCGTCACAGTTGAGTACGATACCACAACCAGTTTTCCGGCTTCTGGCGCGGGTAATGTTATTTATATCGCCACGGATGCCGGCAAAATGTACCGCTGGATGGGTAGTTTTTACGTCGAGGTTGGATCGACAGGCGGCGGCAATGCCATTACAATAACAACGCTTGGCGCCGCCCCCGCGCGATCCGGCTACGGCAATGTCCTGCTTTTTGGATAACAAATAATGGCCGCACCCAATCTCGCCGCACCGACAAGCATCACCGGCAGGACGGTGTATGTCACGCCCGCCAACACAAGCGAAACCGCGCTGTTGACCAATGCCGCCAGCAGCAACCGGGCGCTGCGGCTCACGGCACTCCTGTTGTCCAACGTCAACGGCACAAACACTGTTGACGCAACTGTGCGACTTTACAACGCAGCCAGTGCAGGCACAGCGTTTCAGATCGCCCGCACCATGACCGTACCCGCAGGCGCTGCCATCGTTGTCTTGGGCCGCGACTCGTCGCTGTGGCTGGAGGAGGACCGTCGCATTACCGTGCAGGCATCGGCAGCAAACGACCTCACCGTGTTCTGCTCCTACGAGGAGGTCGCGTAATGCCCGCGAGCAGAACAGGAGGAGTAATTGGCAAGCGAGTTGTGCCAACAACGCTCGCCGCGCCGGGCGTGTGGCAACTGGGCGAAGTGGAGTCTGCAAGGCGCGCGGGCACATGGCCCGGAATGGATTCGCTTTTTAGCAGTGTGGTTTTGCTGCTCCACCTAGACGGAAATCTCAACGACAGCAGCAGCGCCCCAAAAGCATTTACGGCCATTGGCAACGCTCAGACAAGCACGCTACAGACAAAATTTGGCTCTGGATCGCTTTTGCTGGACGGAAACGCTGACAGAATTGATGCCGCGTCTGACGCTGCGTGGTCAATGGGCACCGGCGATTTTACGGTTGAGATGTTTGTGCGTTTTGCATCTGCGCCGACCGTGCAGCATACGTTTATTAATGTCGCGGCAAGCGGTGGATTCTCGCTTTACATCAATGGTTCTTCCGGCTCGTTTTTTGGCACACCTGCCAATACTCTCGTTCTGAGCAATCGCTCGTCAAATCAACTCACGGCATCGTGGGCACCGTCTGCCAACGTGTGGTATCACCTTGCCGTCACGCGGTCCGGCGGATCAATTCGGGCATTTGTCGATGGCACTCAGATTGGTTCAACGGTCACCGGCAACTCTACCAACTACGCGCAGGGTGCGCTGAATATCGGCGGCTCCTCGCAGGATGGCGCGGCGTGGAGCGTCAATGGAAACATTGACGATGTGCGCATCACAAAAGGTTCCGGTTCAGCGCGCTACGTCGCAAACTTTACAGCACCAACAACCGCTTTTCCGGGGTGACGATTGATCTACCGCAACACTTTGACCGGCCGCATAGAACCACTCCCGTGGCGTGTTCGCCTGCCTGACGGCAGCACGCGCACCAACCCAGAGCAATGGGCGCACGATTCAGAAGCCCTCGCTGCTTCAGGATTCGTCGTCACCGAGCGGACGCCAGAGGATGACATCGTGCCACCAGAGCCTACGCCTGCGACAGTGTCAGCACGCCAGATACGCCTCTGGCTGATTCGTCATGGCGTGCCGATGGCGGCAGTCGATGCTGCTATCGACGCAATCCCGGACGAACTACAGCGAGACTCTGCGCGAGTGGAGTGGGAGTACGCTCCGTATGTGGAGCGGTCACACCCAATGCTGGTGCCGCTTGCGGCCGCGCTCGGCCTAGATGAGTCGCAGGTCGATCAGGCGTTTGTTGAAGCGGCTGGAATTTAATGGTATGACTTGCATGCGTTTTAAAGTTACAGAGAAATAACTATGCCACTTTCATTCCCGTCCAGCCCAACGACAGGGCAGCAAAGCACTCAAAACGGGCGTGTGTATACATGGTCTGGTACAACGTGGGATTTTTCCAGCGGCGTAGCGGCGCACGCCTCGACGCACGCTACTGGCGGTGTAGACGCGCTTACAGCCAGCGATATTGGAGCCGCAGCTAGCTCGCATACTCATGCGGGAGAAGATATCATTAGCGGCACTGTGGCTGACGCGCGGTTATCTGGCAACGCACAAGCTGCTATGAATCTTTATCTCTGGGCCAATTTTCGTTAAGGAACAATCATGGCAACAGCCCCGCAATTTGCAGTAACCCCCAGAATTGGCGCTGTTTCTATTGCTACAGCTGACGGTAGCTATACGGCGCCAACTAGCGCGGGCACTTTAATCACTGGCGCCGCTACTGGCACACGTATTGCTGAAATCGTCGTAAAGTGCGCCGCAACAAGTGCTGCGGCTATTGTGCGTATTTTTCTTTATGACGGCAGCACGCACTGGCACTTTGATGAGATCACCGTGGCTGCCGCAACTGGCTCGGCGACTGTGCAGCAGACTCGCGTATCAAACACCTACAACAACCTGATTCTGCCGTCTGCCGCTTGGTCGGTGCGAGTCACAACGTCAGTCTCGCAGGCCACGCATGTGACTGCCTTGGGGGCTGACCTGTAATGAACCCCGGCATCTATGGATTAGGCGGGCAGATTGTCACGCCCGTGCAAGGGCCGTTTAGCGGCGTGGCAGACGCGCGGAAGTTGCTCGCAGTGCAAGCATTGATTATTGCCGGTGGTGGTGGGGCGGCTGGCCTCCGCAATGACCGCGCCCCCGGCGGTGGTGGAGGCGGGGGCGTCGTTGAGCAAAACATCGGTGTCACGCTTGGGACGAACTATTCTGTACAGATCGGTGCTGGTGGCGCAGGGGGTTCGTCATCGACAAACGGAGTCATATCTGTGTTCGGCTCAATCGTCGCGCTCGGCGGCAGCGCGAGCAATACTGGAGGCAGCATCGGGGCCACAGGTGCCTCTGGTGCCGGTAATGCGTTTCTGACTCGTATGGCATCCCTCATATCGCTCCAAGGCAACACCGGAGGTCAGGGCGTTAACAACGCAACGTCTCCCGGTGGCGGCGGCGGTGCCGGTGCCGCTGGTTCAGACGCCACAGCGTCGGTGGCTGGCAACGGCGGAATCGGCAGAGCGTCCGCAATCACGGGCGTGACTATTTTCTACGGTGGCGGCGGAGGCGGCGGGGCGTATGTCGGCACGTCAACGGCTGGCTCTGGCGGGCTAACCGGCGGCGGCGCAGGGTCGTCCGCTGTTGCGACAGCAGGCACAGCAGGTACAGCAGGCACTGGCGGCGGTGGCGGTGGCGGCGCGAGCAACGGCACGGCGAGCAGCACAGGTGGCAACGGAGGCTCGGGCATAGTCATCCTGCGATGGAACGCCTCGCAGGCAGTCGCCAAGCTCTCAGCTGGATTGACTGCCACGCGCACCACAGTTGGCACAGACGCGGTGCTGACCATCACCGCAGGCACCGGCACCGTTACTTGGAGCTAACCATGGCGCACTACGCATTTTTGGACGAGAACAACATTGTCACAGAAGTCATCGTCGGCAAGGACGAGGGCGAAGGCGGCATTGACTGGGAACAACACTACGGCGAGTTCCGCGGGCAGAAATGCCGTCGTACGAGCTATAACACCCAGAACGGTGCGCACAGGCATGGCGGCACTCCTTACCGTGTAAATTACGCTGGTATTGGGTATGTTTTCCGGGAAGATATTAACGCCCCGGAAGGCGCCTTTATGCCGCTGGGAGCGCCAGAGAATTTGTAATGTATTATGCGCGACATTGCCGCTGACATTCTCGTCGACGTAGCGCGTAAAGCAGCTCTCGCGGCCTATTCGCCGTACTCTAAATTCCGGGTTGGGGCCGCGGCGCTTTTTGCAGAATCAGCCGAGATTTATACAGGCTGTAACGTCGAAAACGCGTCTTTTGGCTTAACTATCTGCGCCGAAAGAGTAGCTATTTGTAAAGCTGCTAGCGAAAATTGCCGGCAGCTTGTAAAAATAGCAATAGCCGTAGTTGATGCGCACGACATGCCCGTAAAAAGCTTTATGCCGTGTGGCGCGTGCCTGCAGTTTATGCAAGAATTCAGCACTGGCGATTCTGATATTATTGTCGACGGTGTTGGCGCGTTTAAACTACAAGAACTGCTGCCGCGCCCGTTCTAGGTGCTGATATGGTTAGCTGCAGTCAAATTCCGCCCCAGCTCGTGCTGCCTGATCAGCCGAAGGTGTGCTGCGTTTTTAGGTACGATGAACATGGCGGACCAATTGTCGGTACAAGAACGTGCACACCGATTGGTGATAATCAGGGCGGGCAGGATGAAACAATCACGGCGGGCGAATGCACCGGTACGGTAACGTATTACACAGCCGTAGGCGCTGCGGTAAACGTACCGTATGGTGAAATTCAAGAATGCTGCCGCGACTGCAATCCGCCACCGCTTGCGCTCGTTGTGTCAAACGGCCGGCTTGTAAGAAACGTCGACTCGAACAATAAAGTACGGCTCAGTCGATCACCGAACGCGGAACCCGAGCAGTGTTGCTGCGGCGACGAATGCGTGTGCAAGCAAGTACCAGACTGCGAACAGGTGCGGTGTTATCCGACGCATCAACCGACAGATGACGACAAGTGCAGAGGCCGCTGTGTTATCAGAACGTACGACGCCGCCGGCAATGAGATTTTTGATGATCGGACGATGATCTGCGCAACAAAAACGCAGTGCTGCGCCGAAGATAACACTACTTGCGCCTATACGTGTGTTGAAAACCCAACGGGCCCCGGTTCGGCTAGAGCAGACATTCCGCCGGCGAACCAATGGGACTCCATGCCGTGTACAAATTGTGCAGTGTGCTGCGTTCATAATTATGATTCTGACCCGGCAAGTCCGACATTTCGGCAATCATTAAGTAAAACCGGCACCCGCGCTTTAACAAAAGAAGAGTGCGAAGCGCTGACGGTAGTGTTTTTCCCCAACCCTGCGCCGCTGCCCGTGGGTGTTTGGCACCCCGGGACTGATAATCTAAATATCTGCAACCCGTCGTGCTGCCAAAACAGAACGTACGGCGACAAAAAAGAAATTGAGTGCGCGCCTACTTCGGAAAGAACGTGCGACCCATGTCTTGGCCGCTGTACCGACGTCAAGCGCGAAACCAGCACCACGCTCTGCCCTGTTTCTGAGTGCAAAACAAAACAGGGTTGCTGCGGCGACGGTAATGAAAAATGCACGCCGCAGTGTGGCGAGCAGACAGCAAGATACAGGTGGGAACCCGTCTGCGCATCAGACGGCGACAAGTGCGGAATATGCTGTCGGTATATTTGGGACGATACAACCGGCGCGCCAAACAGCCCGATTAATAACTACCTCGACATCGTCTGCGATAGAACTACGGAAACAAAAGCCGTATGCGAGCGTTTTATAACGTTACCCAGCGGTGTAAATCGCGCATATGGGTTTTGGACGCCATTTGGTACGTGTGCTGCCTGTAAGTCAGTCCCGTGTTGTCGCGAAGTTGTGTGTTCCAGCGGCGCCACAAGCACAACTTGCGTAAACGTTGCGCCTGAAGATTGCGATGTCTGTAACGGCACGTGTACCGAGATAGCAACCGGCAATGAATTTTGCGCTACTCGTTTCACATGCTGCGGCCCGGACGACATCAACTGCACTAGTGGTTGCGGGCTTCTGCCTACGCATCGCTGGGCAGTCGGTTGCGCAAATCCGTACGAATGTGGCGTTTGCTGCCGCACGTTATTCAGCATAAATCAAACGAACGGATCCGAGTCTTACTTTTCGCATCAATGTTTTGACAACAACGTTACGCGGCAAACGTGCGTTTTAACTGAAGCCGAAGCAGATTTTCTTAGCCCGACGTTTAGAGCTGTTTATGACTGGCACGCTTTCGCGCTGTCGTGTGAGGGGTTTAATTGTCGGACAAAAAAATGTTGCGGCGAAACTTGTCCGCAAGATGTCGGCTGTATTGATATAAATATCGAAGCGGAATGCGATCCGTGTAAGGGTCGCTGCGCCAATAAAACGACCGGCGAAAAACTGTGCAAAACCAAACAAGACTGTTGTGGCGTAGATGGCGCGCTGTGCCGCGGTTGTCCGGCGCCGGGCCCGGGCCCAGCATTTGAGTGGAGCGGCTGTTTTGAAAACGGATTTAAATGCGGCGTGTGTTGTCAGCTTACGTTAAACGCCGCCAACGTCGCTGTTAGCTCCGAGTGTCTTGACAATATAACCTACGAAGAGTGTATTGCGCGCCCAAACGCCAGCTGGAAAGCGTTTGAAACGTGCGCTTCGGCAGTCTGTATTCCGCGGGCGTGCTGCAACGATGTAGAGTGCCCCGGCCAAACAATCTGTATTGCTGTAGATAAACAAAACGGCGTTTGCCCAGATTTTTGCCGCGACGAATGTTACGCTATTGACGCCACAGGGGATCAAATATCTGACTCGTTTTGCGCGACAAAATTCGACTGCTGCGGGCCGTCAAACGAACAGTGCATTCCAGTGCCGGGTTTCTGTCCTGACTCCAGCCCGACTGTACCGACATATCATTGGCAGGACATACCCGATCACTATTGCGCAGATCCAGACTTATGCGGAGTCTGCTGTAAAAGAAACGTTGGTCCCGGCGGCGCGATTAGCTTTAGCTGTGACGACACGAAAAATAATCGAGCAGATTGCACGGCCGCAAATTATGGCGTGTGGCACGAGTTTGCTACGTGTGCGGTATGCGGCGACACAAAACAAGCGTGCGTTGAGGCCAGATGCAAAAAAATAATTAACATAAACGGCCAGCCCGTTGAACAAATATACTCGCATGCCGCTTGTAAACCAGTAGCGCCAAATCAAACAAACTGCAAAGGCATTTGCACAGAGTTCAGCACTGTTGCCAGACCGTATGAATCAAAAACGTGCAAAACAAAGTCGGATTGCTGCGGACCGAACAACATTCGGTGCGGCGATGGCTGCGGCACAGCGTCAACGCACGCATGGTCCCAAGCGTGTATTGATCCAGAGCAGTGCGGCGTGTGCTGCATCACTAACAACATTGGCGCCGGCCCTGTGCCCGGCCCGCCACAAGAAAACATTGGCCGCGCAGCGTGCGAAGCGTTAAATACCGCGGGCGGCGGTCTCGGTAATACGGCCATATGGATTCCGTTCGGCACGGCCCGCGACTGCACTGTAGAGCGTTGTTGCGGCTCGTGCCCCGACGGCTCAATCAAGTGTCTTGATGTTGTACCCCCGGCACAATGTCTACAGCCCTGTAACGGGCGCTGTTACACAGTCGATGCCGCCGGAAACGAAGATCTGACGCAGCCCGCGACCTGCGCCACAAAAGCAGCCTGCTGCATACAGGGCGGAATTAACGTATGCCAAAATGAATGCAGCCCCGGCAAACGGTGGGCGCCGACATGTCCCGAAAACGCGATCAAATGCGGCGTCGCCTGTAAGACCACGCTCGGGACTGATGGCACAACTATCGTGGCGAGCGTTTGCCAGCCCGGAATCAGTACATATGCGCAGTATCTTGTTGCGCTGGCGACTTTAGCCGCAAACGAGACGCTGGAGTGGAAACCGTGGGACACGTGCGCCACTGTTATCTGCCGGGCTAAAAAATGCTGCAAAGAAGTGTGTCCCGGTGTTTTTGGCTGCGCGACTGTCGACGTGAGCGATCCCTGCACGAAGTGCGAGGGGCTGTGCTACGACGCTGTAGTTGATCCAAACACTGGCGCGCACTCAATTGCTCCCGGCGCTGTGCCAGAGTGCAGTATGCGCGTCGCCTGTTGCGGCGCTGGCAATGAAAACTGCGCGGAAACACCCAATTGTCCGCAAGACAATCCAAAAGTATTTGTCCCGTGCTGTGACGACGACGTATTTGCGCCGTGTCAGTGCGGCTCGCCCAATGAAGCCGCAAACTTGATAAACAACACCTATTCGATCTATTACAACCAGCCGCCGTCCGGCCAATCGGTCTTGCAGGACCGGTGTTTCTCGCGGCTCGCTGCAATCGGCGGGCCCGGCAATTTGTCATTTCCGGGCGGGGAATTTTTATTTAACATTCCTAACAGTGGCATTGGCCCGGGCAACGGCAGCGTCAATCGCTGGGATTATACTCCGACGTACGAAACTCCGTGTGCGCCAGATCCTGCCAGAAAAGTACCGACGTTTAGCTGGAACGAGTGCTATCCAGACCTAATTCAAAACGAAAATATCTATGTATTCAGAACGCACCGCTCTGGCGCGTACAACTGGGCGAACAGCGCGGAAGAAGCGCCAGTTGGCTACGACACCTATAAATTTTCAGGGCATTCGCGTGTGTCTTTTTATGTTTGTCGCGGAAAAAAACTCGTAGACATTTCCGACAAAATTATGACCATGCTGCCGGTGCCCGCGTGTATCTATGAGGAATCGAAAAGATTTGAAACGCGTTGTCGTACGGAAGTCCTAATTATCGAGACGTGCGACTGCGCTGCGATTAATTTCCCCTGTGATTTTGATGGGCAGCCGAACGTTGATTTAACGCCGCTTGGGTTTGGCACCGGGTGGAAATATGGCGGCCGCTACAGCTTTTGCGGGCCACAAAACAAATGTTCGGCGTTTCTGCGTTGTCGCCATCTTGACGATATCCTAGCGGATCAGCGCAACGGCGTTGCAGTTCCGCCAATGGCGGAGACATGCGGCTACGCGGAAGCCGGCAGCGCGCGATACATTTATCAGTGGTACTCGCAAGCACGAACTGATATTTGCACATGTCCGCAAACAATAGTACCGCCGCCGACCAGCGGCCAAAACATTCAAACTACAATACAGGACGCGTTCAATTCAATATCTTTCGCTAAAGAGTCGGTCGACTGGGCTGATGACGGCGCGGGACTGCAAGATACAATCGGAAATAACGGATTTTTGATTCCCGCAAAGTGCTGCCGGCTTGTTTCTGTAACACGATCTTACGGCCTTGACGACAACATCACGCATCCGTGGCAAAAGGCGTGCGCACTTCCCGGCGGTAATCTCGCGGACGGCAGAGTGTTCGATGACAATATGACCGGCTGCCCACAGCCATTTACGGCAAATCCACTACCATGAGTATTGTACGTTGTTTGTTTTCCCACCTTGTCGAGCGCTGTGAAGAGCGCGGTTACGACATTCACAATGTGATGCCGTGCGTTGTCTACATTGACGG